TACGCCGAGTATTTAGACCGTCTTGCCCCCCCCCCTATTCGCTGAATATCAATTAGATACAAAAAAGTATTTAGAAGAGTATTTCGAGATTAATTTAGATTTTGCTGTGGCACGAGATTTGAAAGGAGAAGCAGAAAAATAATAATATGGAAAATCAAGAGAATATACATTATCGAACAGGAGGGAAACTAACTCACTGTGGGGTTGAATGTCTCCCACAAGGTCAAGATATTCCTCGTATTGTCATTGAGAGCATCGAGTACAAAGAGAGCGAGACAATTAATGGTCGTACAGAAAATGGTGTATGGATTGCCCATTTTGCTCAGAATCCTTATACGAATCTGCCCCTTATTCTAAATGCGACGAATAGAAAGAGGCTTGTCAAACAGTTCCCTGAGTGCGACGGCTATCCCGCTCGTCTGAAGAATGTTGCCGTAAGGTTAACTAAAGAGAAAACTCGCGACATACAAGACGGAGGCGAGACTTGGGGCCTTCGTATTAGCAAGATTCCAGCCGCTCCCGAGGAGGCTCCTCGACCGCAGAAGAAAAAAACGATTACGGAGGATAAGGTCGATGTCGTCGTAGATTGGGCAAAGAAGAATGGTAAGACTATCGCTGATATTGAAGCGATGTATGAAATGAGTCAACCTATCCGCGATGCCCTTGTTGATGCCCTTCATGGGAAGGAAGATGATTTACCTGAATAGATTATGGATAAAGAGCAGAAATGGCTTCAAAGGAGGCTTGGTATGATAACCGCTTCGGAGTTATCGGATATTACGAGTGCGTCGGGTAAGATTATTGATGGGAATATTGACTATATTCGCAGCAAGAGGTTTGAGCGGAATCACGGCTTTTCTTTGCCAGTTACGTCGCGAGCGATGGAACTTGGTCGGCAGAATGAGCCTATGGCCGTTGAGTGGTATCGCGCAAATTATCCGCAATCGAAGATAATCTATTCCCAAGAGTTATCAGAAATTCCTTTCTGGACAAATCCGCTTGTGCCAAATTTTGGCGCAAGCCCTGATGCTTTTACTCCTGATGAGATGATTGTTGTGGAGATTAAGAATACAGTCGGTAATTCGACGATTGAGTTTTTCTTTGACCCGTGCACGTCTTTTGAGGAGAAGAAGGCGAGAGTGGTAAAAGAGCATTTGCCCCAGATTTTAGGGCAGTTTATATCTAACCCTAAAGTCCTTGTTATAAGGCTTTTGAAGTACTGCGCTCAGAACGACGATATTATTGCGGACACCACGAGCCCCTTAGATCCTTGGAGGGGTGTTTTGTTTGAGTTTGAAAGGCGAGATTATATTGAAAGTATCGCCGAAATGGAGGGAAGGATAAATTTGTTTAATGCGTTTATCGCATCCGAGAGAAACCCCTCGGAATTTAAGCGAGGCGAATGGAGCGTTGTTAACGGGAAACTTATACAGAAGTAATGAAGGAGAATATTGACATATTGAACGTACATCATTGTGTAGTCAAGGACGAAAACGGCATCGCGATTGCGAGATTGCACGAGGAAAAAGGATTTATCAGGGTTGAGCGGTTTGCTAGTTGCTCCCTCGGTATGTACTTTTATCTCCTTTCATATCTTAAGGACTTAGGATGGGAAGTACGATGACAAGTCCCTTAAACAGAACGACCGCACCGCAGATATTGCGTTTTTTTGACGTCTGTTTCAAACAAGGGGTCTTGGATGCTTATGATCTTGGAGATGATATAGAATCAACGGATTTTCTCAATACGCGGAAGGAAGATTGGCGATTCGGAGTCTTGGGACAGCCAGATGATTTTGATTGGCGTTCTTTCCGTTTTACCCTTTATTGGTGGGCTAGAAGAGCACAGATGACGGGTCTCGCGGAAAACTATATTTTCAAGATTAAGGTTAAGAATTTCCTATGGTGTTTTTTGGCTTATTGTATGCGATTTTACCTTATGGGAATAGAGGAATGGCTTGCTTATCCCAACCCTGTAAATATAGAGGTATTTAAGACGCAACGCCGAGTGCATTGGGACAATAATTCAGTTGTTAAGAATTTTACGAAGGGAGACTATATCTCGTATATGCACGAGATGGAGCATGCTTTTCTTCGTTTGCCCGAAGATTCAATGCAAGTCACACCCGCAGCCATGGGCGGTTTTATCTCCGCCATATATGATTTGACTCAAAAATATGTCCGCTGAGAAGAGAAGAATATTCAAGCCCGCACATGAAGAGCCAAGCAAGATGTGGCTGAACTACATCTTGCTTCCTTATGGCGAGTTTTATGAGAAGACGAAAGTGTTTTTGGAGGCCAGAAGTGGGGATATCTTGCGATTTTTTAATGGCCCCGAGGTTAGTATTGAAAGCGTGTTACTAATTGCTTGTGACAAGACTTGCGATTTCCTATGTAAGATGCGATACGGCATATCTTGGGATAAGGCTTTCGCAAAATGGCTGAGTTATGCTCGGCTCGAGGGACACGGGAAGGATATCTTAAGTAAGACGAAATGTATATTGGTCGTTTATGAAAATAAATTGTAAATTTGCTGAATATGTATTGGCCCCTGCTAATGCTATTTCGTCTGAGAACGTAGAGACGCTTGATGGTGTTAAATGCAAGGCTATATTCCAAACGACGTGGAACAATTCCGACGAAAGGTATAACGACGAATTGGAGGATGTCTGCAAGACTCGTTTCGGATGTTCTTTCCAATCAATACGTTCTCTTTGGATATCGCGCCTTGGATACGTCGGTGATTATTGGCATTTAATAAAACTTATACAAATATGAACGCAGAAGAACTTTTCAAGTATGGTGTAACCCCGGTGGAAGGTAAAGAAGCGGGGAAGAGATTTGCGGTTAATGCTGTAAGGCAAGATGGACTTGATGTGTATCCATGGGGGCAGAGTGATGCCAATATCCGTTATTTCTCGAATGGGTCATACAACATATGGCGAGAGCCGAAGACTCTTTTCGAGGATAGTACGATTGAACCGACATGGGGAAATCTGAAGAAGGCTATGGAGACCGCTGGGCTTCCTGACGATACGCTTTTCGTGGTCCCTCGTTCTGAGTGGTTCCTTCACGGTTATGGAGAACTTGCTACGTTCGCTGTCGAGACACTACGTCAGCCGTATGATAGACCAAAGAAACATATAGTAGTAAGATAGCATATGGAACAGAATTCATTATTCCCTTTGAAATACCGCCTCCGCAAGACGGAAGAGCTGGTAGAGATCGTCGCATGGGATACCGCCGAGAAGGGTGCCCGTAGCGAAAGTGACTGGGTGTCGTATATTGACTCCGCTGGAGCAGAACATATCAAGGAGCATCTGACACTAGAGTGGGACTTTGTCATTCAGACGCCGTTTGAGAAAGGATTCCTGGACGCTATGACCCCCGATTACCTGAAGTACGACCCGTGGGAGGCAAGACGGTATGAGCTGACTAAAGACTTCATAATGCAAGGTGACTCTCTCGCAGATGCGTTGGAAAAAGCAGACGCTATTATCACCGCGCTGAAGAAGTCTCCGGAAGCGGAAGAATAACCGAAAAAGGGGCTGTAGTAGGATTGCCGCCGGTGTGAGCCCCTGATGCTCGCAAGGGCAGACAGACCACGGCGTAATTGCCTAGGAGTGCACTAACGGCGGCGTATCGGTGCGGATGAGGGACAAGACCAGCCGCTACTGGCGGAGGAGGCATGAGAAATTCGCACCGATTTTTTGTTTTTTTTGAGAGAAAATGTGTATATTTGTGAGCAGAGATAGGTCGGAGTAGCTACCGACTGACAAGGGTAAGCAGACAGCCCTTCTCTGCTTTCAAATAGTCTGCGAAAAATAAATAGTCTGCAAGATGGAAAGAATCGAAGTTTATGCTTATCGTCTCGGGTTTAGAGTCTCCCGAAGCGGAGAACTTATCAGCTTTACTGGTAGAAAAAGAAAATGTAAGGCAAGTAAAGATGGATATAGCTTTATTTTTCTTCGCGTAAATATTGGAGATAGGTCTGTTTGTAAGTCACTGTTTGTACATAGGCTTCAGGCGTATCAGAAATTTGGCGAGAACTTATTTAAGTCCGGCATTGTCGTTAGACATCTGAACGGAAACCCAGTGGACAACTCTTTCGATAATATTGAGATTGGCACGGAGAGCGACAACTGGATGGATATTCCGAAAGAAAAGAGGATTGAACGGGCGAGGAATGCTGCAAGGATGTTACCGAAGAGGTACTCAAGAGATAAAATAGCCATGATAAAGGCTGACCGCGCATCGGGAATGTCGTACAACAAACTAATGAAGAAATACGGAATTTCGAGCAAGGGAACGATTAGTTATATATGTAATCACGAATATATGTTTTGACCAAATCCACAATATGGATACATCATTTCAGAAAACAACAGCAAGTGACGAGTGGGGAACTCCGTGGGAGATAGTACATGCTCTCGGAGAGTTTGACCTTGACCCTTGCTCAAGTAACGAGAATCATAAGGCACCAGATTTTTATACCAAAGAGGATGACGGACTTAAACAGCCTTGGTATGGCCGCGTATGGTGCAATCCCCCATACAGTCAGCCAGCGCTGTATCAGTTCTGCGAAAAGATGGCAGAGCATGGCAACGGCATCCTTCTCATCTTTTCTAGGACCGGCAACAAGGTTTGGCAAGAGATAATTTTCCCAAAAGCGGCAGCGGTACTATTTCTTAGGCGCCGGGTGCGATTCTGCCTTCCTGACGGGACGCAAGGAGGAAGCGCCGGGTGCGATTCTGCCTTGGTGGCTTTTGGATGGAACAATGTCGAAGCCCTTGAGAAAAGCGAGATCGAAGGACAGTTAGTTGTGTTGAAATGATCCAGTTACGCGATTACCAGGCACAGGCCGTTTCGGAAGTAAGATTGGCATTGGGTCGTTACCGCAAGGTAATGCTCCAGGCCGCTTGCGGATTCGGCAAGACTGTTTGCTTCAGCTATATTGCCTCAAAGACGATAGAGAAGGGGCATCGTGTACTTATCTTGTCCGATCGCTGCGAGATTCTTACTCAGAACGGCGGTGCATTAGAATCTATGGGCATCGCAGTTGAGTATGTTACGCCTAAGAATAAGAAGGTCCCGACCGGGATGTGCATTGTCTGTATGGCTCAGACGCTCCGCCGAAGAATCGAAAAGCAGGAGTGGCTTGATTGGCTTCAAACGGTTGATTTTGTGGTTATAGACGAGGCACATTCCTGTTCGACGGACTTTATACACCCCTATCTGCGAGAGAACGTCTGGCTGCTCGGATGCAGTGCTACACCGGCGAGGAGAAGCCACCAAAAGCAGCTTTGCGAAATTTACAGGGCAATGGTCACGACTATTTCGACGAAGGAACTCATCGCGCAGGGCTATCTGGCAAAGTCAAACCATTATTCGATTATCGCGCCTTCGTTGGATGGGCTCAACATCGACTCCGGCACAGGCGACTATAACCGCAAGCAGCTCGCTATGCGATTCGAGAACAAAGCTATCTATACCGGCATTGTGGATGAGTATATGCGCTTGACTCCGCATAAGAGGGCTATCTGCTTTTGCGTATCGGCAAAGCAGGCTATCGAGCAGACGAAGATATTTAACGAGCGCGGAATATCGGCCAAGTATGTATTGTCCGGTTCCTTTGATAGCGATGATACATACAGCGGCAAGCGGAGCGATGTGTTTCAAGACTTCAAATACCATAAGTTCGAGGTGCTGGTTAATGTCGGCGTTGCAGTCGCAGGATTTGATCAGCGTGATATTGAGGTTGTAATCCTCAACTTCGCCACGGTTTCAATCACGAGGTATCTACAAGCCACCGGACGCGGCTCTAGAGTGACGGATACAAAGCACGAGTTTACGGTGCTTGATGCCGGCCGAAACTTCGCCAAGTTCGGTGTGTACGAGGCCGACCGGCAGTGGAGCCTACAACACGACGAGCATTCTTCATCTGGCGTAATGGCGATGAAGATATGCGACACGACGAAGAAGGACTGCAACGGACATTATGGCTGCGGTCGCCTTGTTCCGACGACGCTGAAGGTCTGCAAGGAATGCGGCTATGTCTTTCGCACGGCGGAGTATGAATATCAGTTGCATCTGGAAAAGGTCGAGGAAGAATCCGAGGCTGGGAGTATTGAAGAGTTCGTCGTCCAGAAGCGGCAGCTCGGTTGGAAACTTAACCGTATCTGCGTTCAAGTTGGCCTGAAAGACCCGGACAATGCGAAACGGAATTGTATGAAAGCATATCTCGCTTGCAGTCCGGGAAAGAACGAAGCCGATGCAAGAAAGTTCTGGTTTATGTTCGACAAGACCGTCTGGCAGAACATCAAACATAAAAGGAATAGCGAGGACTCCTCGCCGAAACTGTTTTAGGCACGGGATTTGAAGAGAGGATCAGAAAAGCAAGAATATGATTATTTCAGAACAAGTCGGACATATAGTTGGTTTTCAATACAACAGAGAAGATGGCTTTCAATTCCAAGTTGATGCGTATCCTGACGCTTTAAATTGCGTACCTCAAAGTTTTTATTTCCCATTCAATCAGAACAGGCCGAAAGCCTTTGACCTCGACGAATTCCGCGGAAAACGAATTAAAATAACCGTAGAAATGGAGTAGTAGTATGGACATCGAGATTAGGCGGAACAAGGACATAAAGTTCGAGTTTAATCTGAGCGAAGAGCAACGAGAGACTATTTTGGATTTCTTCAAGCCGAAGATGATTGATGAGATGGTCGAACAAATGCTTGATGAAAACAATAGAATAAAGAGGGAGATTTGCGAAAAGATAATGTCGCATTGTGTGGAGATTGGACAAAGGGATATCAATGGTGAACTTATAACACCTGATACCCACGAGGTCGGCTTCGATTTGGGTTTTGTTAATGTTAACGGGGACACATGGGCATATCCGAAACAGTGGTATGTCCGTCCCAAGAAAAGCGAATACGAGAAATGAGCAACATCTTTGAAGAATGTGGAGAATTAAGGTTTGAGAAGCTCGACATAACGGATTGTGATCTTCCAGAACTGCCAGAAGATTGCCTTCGTTTCGAGGCCGATGTGGTGGACGAGAGGCCGAGGCCGAGGCCTGACTTGTCTGTCCCTGCTGCTATTATGGCAATGTTACGAGAAGCAAAGGAAAAGCACATGACCGTGATGTTCACTAACGAAGACGGAACTCGCGCCTTGTTAGTAAAAGATGCGAACGACCTTAATCTGAAAATAACCGTTAACGGAGTACCGTTTGAAGAAATATGAAACCGGGAGATAAGGTGTGGCTTATTTATGATGCTTGGTGTAGAGTTGGCGAAATAGTAAGTGGAACCATCAGCAGTATAGTGGGAAACGAGGCGGCGGTACATTTCGATTCCCCCAAGAATCCCCGATGGGTTCGTCTTGACTTACTTTTCCCCACCCGCGAGGCGCTGTGCGAGCATTATAGGAAGATATTTGAGTGATATGGCAACATCATCGAACACACCAAACTTTGAGATAGGAAAATTTTTTTTGAAGCCTGTCGACCATCCAGAGATGGACTGGCAAGAGACGGTCGGCAAGGTTGTTTCCGACTCTATAACGATTAGGGAGAATGTGCCAGATATGAAATTTCCGACGCGCCTCAATTTTACTGCGACTTTGAGTATAAGTCGTAAGAATTACATACGCCTCCTCAAATCCGTAGGGCTTATGAAGCGACCTCGCTGCACATATAAGACAATAAGGCGCAACTGCGCAAAAAGGAATAAATAGTTTTATATATGAGTTGGTTCCCACTATTGGCGTTGATTTTCTCGGTGGCCGTTTTAGTCATAGAGATTATCATTGCGCGGAAGATAGACAAAAGGATAGATAATATACAAAGAAGAATTAAGGAGTTGTATGGCAACAAAAAAACAACTTTTGTCAGCATATAAGAAAGTCGAAGATGCAGAGAATAGGCTAGCATCTGCGATAGGACATTTGTCGATGATAGCCAGTGATTACATCGGCTATGAGGTTTCCGCAGAACTATGCGCTGGTTCTGAAATAGAGTTCCGTCGTGTTATGGAAGATGGACTGTCAGATAGCTTTAGTACAATTCTTTTAGAAGATATTATTTGAGTGATATGAACGAAGAACTAACTTCAATGGAAGGATTAACCGACCGAGAAATCCTACACAAAATGTTAGATAAAATCCTTGACACAAACGGGGCTGAGAATACTGCCGTTTGGGCTCAATTCTTTCCCGGATTCATCGGAGACAAAGCGAAACAGGTGACATATATATTACGGATTGATGCGGAAAAGAATGTAGAATACACAGAGTTATGATAATAGAAACAGAACAACAGCCCAAGAAGAAAAGTAGGGGACATCCCGAAATGCGCATACAAAGTGAATGTGTCCGATGGATTCATAACGAGCATCCTGAAACAAGGGGGTTGTTTTTTCACATAAAAAATGAATTAGACAGACCCGATGCCAACGCTATGCTCGGTTCAAGGCTACGCTCCGAAGGGATTGTGAAAGGCGTCGCGGACTGCGCACTTATGATGAAACGCGGTCAATATGGAGCGCTTTTTGTCGAGTTTAAGACGGAAGTCGGCAGACAGTCAGATGCGCAGAAAAATTGGGAACGTATTATTACTTCGCAAGGCTACGCTTACCGCTTGTGCCGAAGTTTGGCACAATTCAAGGAAATTATTAACGAATATCTCGAAGGAAAGTAGTATCTTTGTCCTCATGAAACCGCTGATACCATTACGTCCCGAAAACTTTATCTCGCCATTGCAACAGTCTGAGCAAACGGCGCTTTCTTGGTTTGTACTTTCGGGGTGCTCAAAAAGAGACGCTTTTATCGCTTTTGTCAGACCAGATATGTACGAGTCAAAGGCAAAGGCTTCCGTGGACGATTTTATTAAACAGTTCTTCGCAAGAAAAGAAGTTAAAGAATATATCGAGGCATACCAAAGGACTATTGATAAGATACTTCACCCTGTAGGGGTTAAAACTGAGCAGAAGGGATCTTTAGAGGAGAGGAAGGCGAGGGCAAAGACTAAACTAGTCGAGTTCGCTATGAGCCTAGCAGACAATATTGATATGGCAGAAGACCCCGAGTTTGTACTTAAGATGGCGGATAAGGCGGGCCTTCTTGATGGGGACGAGCAAGTAGAAGAGAAGCCTCGGAGGTATCTCCCCGTAACATGTAACTCTTGCGAATACAGAAAATTCGTGGAAGAAAATTGCGAAATTGTAGATGATGGCACGGATATTGTTGAAAAGGATTAGTTAAAATATTACACGATGGAAATTAAAGGAAAAGTGACGGCTAAGCCGACAGCAAAAAGCGGTGTCTCTAATAGAGGCCCTTGGAAAAAAGTTTTTTTGGTCATAGAATACGAAGGCGGACAATATCCTAAGCAGATCATCCTTTCAAATATGAACAAGGCTGAGGATTTTGACCGAATCCGTGTCGGGGATACTGGCGTTTTTAAATTTGATGGGTCAGTCAGAGAGAACAACGGGAACTTTTATCTTGACCTTAATTGTTGGTCATGGTCGATTGACGAGCCACGGCAACAAGAATCATCAGACCGCCCTTTCTAGGCAATTCTGCCATATCCATACTTGTAGGCCCTGAGAAGCCATTACAAAAGAGCACATCGAAATGGTGTGCTCAATTTTTGGTCCGAGACGCGCTATTCCGTTATAAGATAGAAATAACCGACTAACTTTTTGAAACACGGCAGATTTTTAATAAATTTGCCATGTTATGTTTCGAATCGTTAACCATAATGCCAAGTTCCCGCCGCTTTATGACCATATAGAGCGGGTTTTGCCGACCATATCGTCGAAAGGAAAGGATGTAATTGGCGGTTTTACTCTCAGAGAAAATGTAGACTTTGCCCCGCAAGTCGGTATGCAAGAAAATATATTGCGATGCGATTCGAATCTCATCTTCGCGTGCGGCCAAGCTACTTCCGGAAAGTCTTTTGCGCTTTTTCTCAGCGTGTTAAAGGGCATTAGCGTTCCGAATTTTACCGCAAGCCTAATCAATGTTCGCAAGCTTGATTCGTCTAAGGGTACTTCAATGTTCAGGGACGCATCCCTCGTTTTAGGACAATTTTCTAATTGCGAAGTAACGACTGGAGAGGCTCCTACATTCTTGTGGCCAAAATGGAATAACGCATTTAGGATGATTCACGCCAACTTCAACCCGGAAACAGAATGGGACTTATATGTCGAGTACATCAAGAAGGTTCAATCCGGGATGTTGATGGTAGATGAGCTCAGCGCAATGACCTCATTCAAGATGTTCGTTTACTTATTTAGTAGGAATCGTGATAACTCAGGCGTTACTCCGCAGACCATCTGCACCTTCAACCCTGCCCACGAGCATTGGACAACGGAGTTTCTTATCCACGCAGGCTACATTGATACCGAGACGTGGCATATTAAGCCCGAAATGGACGGAGCGACTCGGTACTTTTATATTAAGGGTGATACGCCTGAATCTGTTATATGGGGAGACTCAAGGGAGGAGGTCGTAGAGGCTGCGCAGATTCGCCTTAACCACGACGATATTGCAGCTGGGCTCACCGAGAAGGATATGGTCAAATCCTTTACCTTGTTTACAGGAACGGCGGCAGGCAATAGGAAACTTGTCGCCTCCACGAAAGGGCAGTCTGTCGCGAACTTGCATAACGTTGGAGGAAAGCAGCGCTCTGTGCTCGCCGAAGCCTATTTTGGGCCTATTGACGATGAAACTCTGAGCGTGTCAAAGAAGATGCTCCGTGATATCCAAACCAACCCAGAGGATGAGGACGAAACAATGTATGGGACGATGGACGTGTCTGGTGGCAACGCTGATTCCGACGACAACCCGTTTATTGCTTGGAAGGGCCATACTATTGTCGGAATAGAATTCTTCCGTGGAGACCCGAAGGAGCTCGTTACTTGGATTGACAGACTGCTGGAGCGGTACAATATCCCCAAGAAAAACTTCGCGTTCGATGCCACGGGTATCGGTAACTATCTTCGCGCATATACTGAAGGCTGGCCTATTACGGCGAACAAGACGGCGATGGCGGAGTTTGACGCGAACGGAAATCAGGTCCAAATGGAGCTCTACTTCAATCTTAGGTCGCAGTTAATGGGCAAGTTGGAGGTAGCGCTAAAGACAGGCGCTATTTCCACAACTCTTGATCTGAATATGCAAATTCCCTACGGGAAGAAGGGTCAACATCGCCGATTGATTGATGTGCTGTATGACGAGAGTAATACATTTAGGACCCTTCAAAAGAACAAGCGCATCTACTATAGGAGTAAGGACGAATATAAAGCAAAGTTCCACGCTTCTCCGAATATCATAGACACGATGTACCTTCGCATGATATGGGACCTTGACGCTCGTCCCAAGAAACAGCCTTCTCCCGAGATAGAGGACGATGCTTATGATTTGTATAATGACTATGGCGCTGGACGCAGCGTCATATGGGTATAATTAATCGCGATTTTAACCTATGAACATTTCTGAACATTTACACAAAGATTATTGGGTGAGGAGGGTGACGCCCGATAATTCTCAGATGTTTGCCTCAGCGGGCAATCAATCTGGGTACAGACAACCGCGAGCAGGCTCTTTTGGGGTCGGCTACAGAAACATTACACAAGATCAGTTTTTGAATGAGATTAATCCCGCCGCCCACGAGATTAATTCTAAATTCATGAGCCAACGTCCGATATACAAGCCTACGGACGAGAAGGATAAGAACGGCAAGCAGAAGTATGAACTAGTTGGATTCGATGAGGTAGAGACTGTCGCTTTGGCTATTCAAGAAATGATAGTTTCCAAAAAAGTCACTCATCTTACTGGTAAACATTTTTGGATAGCAAACGAGTCTGATGACGAGGACGCTTTTGAAAATGTCCGCTCGTGGATGGATATCTCGGGCTTTTGGGACGGATGGGCAGAGGCTGTCCGCTTTTGCGAGCGGAATGGTGATTCCGCTTTGTTCTTATATCAAGATGGAAACGGCATCAATTATGAAGTTTTCGCTTTTGAAAAAGGCGATACACTATATCCGGGGACAGATGACAACGGAATGCCTTGTCTCTATCGGCAGTATACATTAAATGGTAAAAATGCCGTAGATGTATTCACAGTTAAGTATAGAGAGACTTGGGCGAAGGTCGACGCAGAAGACGAGAAAGGAAAAACTTGGCTAGAAAAAGTTCGTGCTATCTTAAAAAACGAAAAGTCTATTCGCGAGGTAAGCGAAGACGGCTACATGAGGATATCGATGAAAGAATCTCAAGTAGGGAATGACCTTTTACAAGTTATATACTTTAGGGTCCCTGATATCGCTACGGGCCCCGTTCAAGATAGTATTGAGAAATACGAGAAAGCCCTATCTTATGTTTCCGAAGAGGTGAAGAATTCCGCCTTCCCCGTACTGTTTCTCAAGAGCGAAAAAATTACCACTTTGCCTCCTTCGAAGATTAATGGAAAGACTATCGGAGTTAAGGGGACTTCAGATAGTTTGCAACATAGTGACGCGAAATTCCTTGCTCCTCCGGACATGTCCAACATTGCGGAAATCAATTTAAATACTCTATGGAACAATATCTTGCGAGGATCAATGAGTGCGTTGGTCGAGCCCGAAGTCTTAAAACAGGGCTCTGATAGTTCTACTTCTATAAGGATTCTATTCGCTCCAGATGTCCAATGGTGTCAAAATAGATGGACGTATTATGCGAAGCCTAATCGCCAATGTCTTGAGGTTTTCAAAAGACTTGTTGGGAAGGTGGAAGGAGAGATACAACGGTATGGAGATTTGCGAGTATCATTGGGACAAGAGATCTGGCTTCCGCAAAACGACAGCGAAGAATTAAAGAGACAACTAGATATGCTTTATGCTCGTGCCAAGTCGAGGAAGGCCGTTCTTCAAGATATTCCCGACTCTCATAAGGGGGATTATGCGCAAATTATGCGAGAGTGGGAGGAAGAGCTCGAATTGAAACAGAAATACAGTGCGAGCGGGCAAGAAGAAATAAACCCTGAAGAGCCTCACGTTACCAACCAAGCCTCGGGGAAATCCTTTATGCAATAAAAAACTAGCAGAGGCTCACACCCGTGCTAGCACACATCATCCATTATGACTATGATTATAGACATCCGCAAAGATAGCAAATTTTATACCAATCTTTTGGAATAACAGAATATTTTTATATTTTTGTGGCAAATTAACAATTCTAACTTTATATGAAGAAGAAAATTGCAGATGCACTCAAGACGAAGTACAAGAGCTTTGGATTGAGCAACGAGGCTTGGGACCGGATCGCCTCAGCAAAAGAAGAGACAGTCACAAAAGAAGAGGACATTGAAGCGGGCATTTCAGATGTTTCAACAATGGACTTAATCGCCAAGGAGTTGCAGAAAATGCGTGACACGGAGATTCAAAAAAGGACCGACTTGCAACGCGAACATGACGACTACAAGGCAAAGCATCCAGAGACGAATGGAGATGAGGGCAATGGCGAACAGAAACCCGACATTGCGAAGATTGTCGCTGACGCGGTAGCTGCCGCCGTTAAGCCAGTCCAAGACGCTTTCGATGCTTATAAAAATGCCAATTCAGCGAAGGAGGCTAAGACTCTCGCAAAGGCGAAGTTCTACGAGAATAAGTGGACTACCAAGTTTAAGGATGAGGCGGACGATGCGTGGGAAAGGGCTTTTGAACTGAACGAGGCGAAAGGTGGGACTATGACCCAAGAGGACCTTACAAGCAAGGCGACAGAGTTTTTCAACAAGTACGTTCAACGCAAGGGCGCGGATGCGACGAAGCCTTTTGAGGCGGAAAATGGCGGGAACGGAACATTTGATTTCTCCAAACAAGTCAAGTACCTTGAGTCCGAGGGCTTAATCCCCGAAGAAAAGAAATAAGTTTAACCCCAAAGATGTGACCTATGAAAAATTACGGAAACTCTTTCAACAAAGACACTCAAAACTTTGCTGCTGGAAAAGTTCCCATTTGGCTCCATACTGACGAGTTCTACCCCGGTGGTTGCACCCTGAATCAACAGACTCAGGGAAGCACTATCCCCGCAGGCTCTGTTGTATACGTTGCCAAAATGGGTGGTGAAGCTACTGTTCTCGCAGCAGACGCAGCCGCTCCCGAAACTGGCGTGACTGGACTTCTTCTTGAGGACGTCTACATTGGCAATGTCGGTGCAACTGGCACTGTCGTAACTAAGGGCCAAGTGCTTGCAAAGCGCATCCCCTCTATTTCTGCTGCCGTCAAGGCGCTTCTCCCCGGTATAACCTTCGTAAACGAGTAGAATTATGAATCAGTATTTTGGACTTGACACTTTGATGGCCTCGAACGGCATCACTTCGTCTGACGCCTTTATGGCATACTATCTTCAAGTTCTTTCTCGTCGTGAAGATCAGAACTTGAATGAAATCGGTTTTGAGGAGTGGGATGTCCCTCAGATTGACTTCGAGTACAAGATGCTTGAGGTCGAGGATCAAATCAAGGTTATGGCGACATATGTCGACCTTAACTCTGACCCTATTCCTCTTGGAACCAAGGGCTTCAACACCCTTACTGGCTCTATCCCTCGTCAGAAAGCTCGTTGGGAGCTTGGCGAGAATGACTATCGTAAGGAACTGATTACCTTGCAGAACCTTCAGGTTGCTGCTACTTTCATGAATCAGTCCCCTGCTGATAGCATCAACAACTATCTCGCAAAACTCCTCTTTGGCGGACTTTCTGAGATACAAGACGCTCATATCGGCTCAATCTCTTATCAGGTCGGTCAGATGAAGTCCACGGGCTCCGTGACCCTCACGAACACCAACAACCCGCGCGGTATACAGAATATCACCTTCAGCGCCCAGATCCCAGTTGCGAATATTACTACCCTCACCAACGCGGCCCGTTGGTTCACCAATGACGCCAAGACGACCGAGGGTGGCTCTTCCGACCCTGTCAACGACATCAAGAAGATGGTTCGCGACGCGAAGGAGGTTTACGATTCCGTTACCGTCGAGGTCAATGAGGAGTCCTTCTTCGAGGACATGAAGCACAGCAAGTGGGCGATTGCTCTCGGCTATCAGCTCTCTCCCGCTCTGCTCGTCTCTGCTGGTGTCACCGCTGATGCTCATAACACTGCCAAGGCTATCGCTGCCACTGCTTCTGACGATGCAACCAAGGCTGCTTTCAAGGCTATTATCGGTGCAGACGAAGTTATCTACAACAAGACTCGTTGCGGAGTTGAAGTTTGGGACAATACAAACAAGAAACTTGTTCGCAACAAACTTTGGGCATTCAACAAAGATACTTATCTTATCCGTCCTTCGGGTAAGGTCGGTGTTAAGAAGAATGTTGTTCCGCTTCGTCCCGACCCGAGCGCTATCAGCACCACTATCTTCGGTGGCCACGGTATCATTGAGTATCGCTACGATGCTCGCACCAAGTATCAGGATTGGGTATCTGAGCTCACTGTTCTGTGCGTTCCTACTCGTCCTCGTGATATGTTTATCCTTCATACCCGTTAGTTATGACTGTCGAAGAATATCTGCGTAGTTTAGTGCCGGGGCTTGACTTACAAGACAATGTTCTTGCAAGGGCTGCACGAAGTCCTATTGAAGTCGACTTGGAGAGGCTTGATCTCGACGAAGACGAAGAGGACTATGATGACGATGAAGATTTCCAGAAACGGCTTGACTACGCTTCTTCGACAATCTACTATTCGGTGTTGGGAGTTTTTGCGGGAGGCGGTTATTCCGAACAAGTCGGAGATGTCCGAGCCTCAAGGGGTGGATATACCATAACCATGGCGGATAGGGCACGTTTCAAAGCTATGGGCGATGCCCTCCGCCTTAAATGGGGCTTTGACGTTGAGGACGAAGACTCTTCAAGCGAAATGTACGATGCTAGTTCTTTAAGAGTTTAATGAGGTTTATTGATTTTCGCGATACTTGCGTTATTACAAGGGATAACGGGGACAAGGACGAATGGGACAATTCCATTAGCCCTACGCTCATCTACGATGGAGAATGTCTCTACGAAGAGGGAGGCTCGGGTTTTTCTCGGTCAATTATTACGAGGGCTCCGACCCTCTTTATCCCGGGTGTTGACGTCCAAGTACAAATCAATGACGCAGTATCAGTGACTACTGAATTCGGCCGAGAAATCAACTCCGTGGTCAAAATTGTACGCGATATAAACATGCCTTGGAGAACTGGCGTAAAGGTTACAAGAATCGAACTCAAACAAGCACAAGGAGATTAATAATGGCAAGACTTCGTGGGGCTCAATACCGTTGGGGCAAAGCCAACAAGGGCTTTGCTGAGGTTCTTTTAGAGGCAGGGCAAACCCTGTCGAAGAAAGGGGCTCAGAGACTTGCTTATGGGATAGAGGAGTTCCTTGCCAATACTGATTGGGAGTGGCCTCGTGGTCGTAATAATGGCTCATACAAATCAGGATATCACGGCGGAGATGCCGACCATCCTTGGTATACGGGTAATTTGCACGATAGTATCGCAGGAAGTCTCTCTGATGGGACGAAAGTGCTTGCAGTTAGGTATATGAAGCCCGGGGCGTTAGTGGCACAGACGGATGACAATGGAGCCATTGTCGACGGAGCCGAATTGGCTCGTGAATATGCCCAGCGAGCCTCTCATACATTTGGCCAAGGCATTCGTGGATTAGTAGCAAGACTTATTATTGCCGCTCCTTATACGGAAAAAGTAAATGAGTCCGATGCTCACTTTGATTTTGTCTCTCCATTAGAGGAAGATTTTGTCAACGAGATACTTTCACAACTTGAAGAACTGCCGAAAATATCAATAAGGCCCAAGAAAAAATGATGAAGCCTTCTCATATAGAGCCGGATACCGAACTATGTGAACTTCTAAAAGGGAGCATTACCGTTGGTACGGTTAGGGGTGGGACGCAAACAGTTGCTGTTTATAGCGATTGGGAGCGTCCGACCAACCGCCTCCCTTCAGACTTCATTGTAATATACATGAATGGCTCTCCCCAAGGAGTAGGTATGGATACGGAATACGCAAAAGGGTATCTTATGGTAAGCCTTTACTGCAAAATGAACAATGATGGGTCTGTTAAAAAAAACCGAGTACAAAAGATATTGTCTCAGTTTGACACTATCATCGAGCAGTGTGTTACGGACAACTACCATTTTGAATACGACGTCGACCGCTTTATAACTCCCACAACACCGAATCAAACTTCGGGATATTCAATAACAACACTTAACCTTAAGTGGCATACTACGAACAATTTTAAATCAGAATAAACTATGGCTATTGCTAAATTTGAATCCGCTCAGAAGCTTTTTGCGGGCCAAGGAGACCTTGTAATCTTCGATGCAATCGCAGATTACTCGGGCGCTACTCTGTCAAGCCTTGTCAACCCAAAGTCTCTTGGACAGATTGTTCAAGATTCGACCACATGGGAAGGCGAAGACGTCTCTACCGATGAAATCCTCGACGAGCAGGGTAACACCATTACCGCTCGAGTCACCGCTGGTACTCTTGGATTCTCCTTTGACATTGCATCCACCTCTCCTGCAATGGTAAAGGCATTCCTCGCAGGTACTGACATCACTGGTACAACTCTTACGGGTCTGTTCTTTGATGGCGATACCGCAGACAATACCGTTTCCGCTGTCGGATTCGGCACTGCTCTCCCTGTTATGACTCGTCCTATCGGAGTTCTCAACGATGAGTTGAACCGCGCTTGGATCTATCCGAAGGCTAAGATTACCTCTAACCTTACCCTTTCTGACGGTCTTTACCGTATCCACGCTGTCGTTCTTGCAGAGAACGTCGATAACCGTAACGAGCAAGGACAAACAATCCTCGCGACTGGTATGATTGTCGAGAAGTAGACGAACTTTGTCTAACGAGCATCGAGGGGCGGGCCTTGCGCCCGTCCCCCTTTTTTATTTAGAATATGGAAAAATCCGCAAGTGAAAAATTCTTAAAAGGGGCTTACGATACTATCGTGGGGGCTCCTTGTATCGTAGTAGTAGGGAGGCATAAATACAAAGTCCGTCAAGTAGCACAAGCAGTCAAGGAACGAATCGCTCTTCTTGAGCAAGAGGCCCAAGTCTTGGAGGCAAAAGGGAAGCAAGGCGTTTCTCAAAAAGAGGCGAGGAAGATAACTAAAAAGCTATATTCGCTTCATTCAAAAAAGGCCGCTTACTACCTTCTCGGCAACTGGGCTATTTTCTGTCCTTGGCTATGGGCTATCAAATGGAGACTATTGCAACTGCGAGGGAATGAGACGACCTTCAAAATTAATGAAGCGGGAGTCATCAGTGCCGACTTGGGTTTTTCCAAAGCCAACTGGGATATCTCAAAGCAGGAACGCGAGCTTTATATGAGACCGGTTGGCGAAGTCGCCAAGCAAACGCTAGAGCGGCTGGAAAGCGTAATGAATATGTTGGAGACGGACGCTTTGGGAATAAAGGAGGAAAACAAATAGGTTCCGCGTTTGACGCTTCAACGCATAATGAAAGGATAAAACATATTTACGGGAACTATTGTTTCTGGTCGTGGTTTAGATATTGGTATATTGATTCGGCAAATTATGTAACAATGATTTTGCTTGATAAAGGTTACTTTGACTACGACTATGAAAAAGCAGAGCGAGAACATATCGTCACGTGGGAAGAAACCGTGCGTTCGGACGAGGAAATTCGCGATATTATGGCTGGCTTCGGAATCGGGGTGAATCGAAAGAAGAAGCCTGAAACTTTGGAAGAAATTCAGAATTACATCATAAAACAAGAAGGATATGGCTGTTGAAATACCCGTAGTGGTCGATATTTTAGGGGGGATTGATGATGCTATAAAGACGCAATTGCCAAAGGCAATGCATAATATGCAAGTTGCTCTCTCTAAAAATGCTTTAAGGTTAAAATTCCATGTTGATGATAGTAACATTGGTACTCTTGATACTATCCTTAAAGATACTTCTTTGACTGCCGATAATCTTGCACGGGCCTTAAAGGATGTTAATGACCAAATCAGCAAGAAAGTAGGAGGAGGGGCTAAATTTGAGGGTAGCAATGTCTCTAATAAAAATCAAGCCTTGTTGCAAGCAAGGAATGCTTTGCAACAGAGATATAACGTCCTTTTAGAGATAGAGTCTGCCAATAAGAGAAAACAGAGCGATACTATAAAGGATAACACCAACAATATCAAGGAAGAAAATAGCGAATTAACAAAGCAAGGCGGGATATTGAAAAATCTCACAAAGGCTTTTGGAGGCTATTTATCCTTGAGAACGCTTGTGCGTTTTGTCAAGCAAATTCGTGACGTAACGGGGGAATTAGAATATCAGCGAGTTGCTCTAGGATACCTTTTGCAAGATGTTGAGTACGGAAATGAACTTTTCAATAGGACCGTTGAGGCCGCAAAGCAATCTCCTTTTCGCATAACTCAACTTGTGACATATACCAAACAACTTGCCGCATATCGAATTGAACAAGAAAATTTGTTCGAAACGACTCGACGTCTTGCGGATATTTCAGCAGGTCTTGGTGTAGACATGAATCGGCTTATTCTTGCATATGGACAGGTTCGGGCCGCCTCTGTGCTTCGTGGACAAGAGTTAAGGCAGTTTACCGAAGCGGGCATCCCTTTGGTAGACTTGCTTGCAGACAAATTCACCGAGTTAAAAGGCGAGATGGTCTCCACTGCGGATGTCTTCAAGTTGATATCCGAAAGGGCTGTTCCTTTTTCAATGATTTCTGAGATTTTTGAGGACTTGACAGATAAGGGTGGACAGTTCTATAAGATGCAAGAGCGCCAAGCACAAACCCTAAAAGGACGATGGGAAAAGCTGAAGGATGCTTACGACCAAGCACTTATGGGAATAGGTGAAAATGACACTTTCCAACGATGGAATGATGTCATATTAAACATTCTAACTGCTGTAGCCTCTAACCTTAGAGGTATCGTCAAGGTAATTAATGCCGCTTCTGTAGGATGGGTTACATATAAGGTTGTCACGAGTTCAGCATCAAAAGCCTTAGTGTCATTTACTAAAGCCAACGCGAAAGCAACAAGGTCGATGCTAAAAATGGGTGGTGTCATGGGCACATTAAAGAGTCTTACTGTTTTATTGCGAAAAGAGTGGAAAAAGTTTACTGCCGCTCTTAGTAGCAATTGGGTTGGGCTTGTCTTAACGGGTGTCGCTACGCTAATCACATACTTTACAACATTCCGTAAAAAGACAGAAGATGTTTCTTCTGAAATGACGTCCTTAGAAAACGCTATCGAAAAAATGTCTGGTGCGAACAAAGCGTTTTCAAAGGCTGACACTTTAATCAATAGATATGAAAGACTTGCCTCTAAAACCGAGCTCACGGCGAATGAAAACCTGAAACTTTCACAAACGATGAACCGCCTCAAGGAACAATTCCCTGATTTAATTGGCGTAATAGGCGACGAGAATGTTAAACTAGAGGAACAAGTCAGATTGCTTAATGGCGCAAATGAGGCAAGAAAAGAAGAGGCAAGACAAGATGCAATAAAAGAATTAAAACTCAGAGAAAAGGAATATAACGACTTATTACAAAGTATTAATGCGGCTCAAGATGATTATAACCGCAAATATGAAAAATTCCTTAAAGCCCAACAAGGTTACGACCAGGGCCCAGTCGTTGAAAACGGCCGCGTTATCTCAGTAACGACAGAAAAAGCATATTCTGATGCCGATAAGGCGGCAATCGCTGCTAGAGAACATCTTGATGATTTAAACAGTCAAGCCGAAAAGTTGTTGTCAAAAATTACTCGGTTAAGAAACCAGATAGATCCGAGCACAGCCATCTCGAAATGGACTGAATGGCAAAAACAGATAAAAAAGGTTCAAGATGGCATGCTTGTTATAGGGGATACCCCCGTGTTTACCGATACCGAAATACAAGAGTTTACCTCTATCTATGAATTGTCTGGCAAACTGAAAAAGAGGATAGAGGATTTAACTACTTCTATTAAAGGAATGAAATCGCAGTTGTCCAATATGACGGACACGACAAGCGACGCTTATAAAGCATTATCAGGAGAGATTGCCGCATCAGAAAAAACGCTCGAAATTGCCGAGGCAATTCGCTTGTCTCTCGGTCTCGTTTTTGGGAAGGGTGGGTCTTCGTCTTATACCCAAGACCCTTTCATCAAGCAGATGCAAGACAGGATTAAGTTCATGCAAGATTTCCAAAAGGGTTATGAGGATTTGAGTAAATATATGTCAAAAGCGGGGGCTCTTGGTAAAGAATCCGATGTAATGCTCACGCGAGGGCTATCTCTCGGGATTGACGCTTCTGAACAAAAAAGAGCGGCGGAAGAATTGTCTGAGTGGTACAAAGACATGATTAATCAAGTTTTTGGGAAGTTGCAAAGAGAGAAGGGCGTTTCTGGGTCATTGCAAGACTTTTTAAGTCGGCAGATAACGGGTAACGCGAACCGTGATAAGATGCTAAGAGACTATCAGTCTCTACTCCAATCGCTTTTTGATGCACAGACGGATTTTGACATTGCGAAAGAAAAGCAAAAGTTAGAGGATTCTCTTAAAAAACTCTCCGATGAGATTAAGCGTTCAGAGACAGCGAGAAATTTCTATAAAAACATTTTGGATTTGACGGGAGATGAAGAATTGGCCGCGACGATGTCCGTCAATGTTTATGGAGGCATCGGTGAAGAGTTTAAGGAAAGGATGCAAGAGCAATTGAATGGGGCTCTTGGTCAGTTGGATGCCTCTGCAATTACTGATGACTTGCGAAAAGCTTTCGCCAATCAAGATTTTCCGACGATTCTTGCGAATCTTGATAAATTTCCCAAGGAGTGGCAATCTGTCCTAAAACAGTTATCATCCGATAACGAAAAATACAACGCTGATTGGATATCAAACCTTATTAAGACGTATCAAAAAGCCAAGGACTATGAGGAAAGGATAACAGATATTCGTAAACGCGAAGAGCAGAAGCGAAAAGAAATATCTGAATCCTCGGTATTGTCAGATGAACAAAAGGCTACGTACACAGAGGCGTCCAAAACCAAGGAATCACGAGATGTCGCAGACGTCGAATTGGAGGCTCTCAAAAACACCTATGCTTGGACACAAGCATTCAAGGATATGGAGCGAGTCTCCACTGATACACTGAATGAGCTAATACGATTATTGGATGAGTACATCGAAAAATCAGGGGCAGATGCTTCCCCAGAAGCGCTCAAGGCTGTTACCCAAGCAAGGGAGCAAGCACAAGAACAACTGACCGTCCGAAACTCTTATCGAGGGGCTGTTGATGGATTGAAAAATTATATAGAAGCGAAGAAGGAAGCAAGCCGCCTTGAAAAAGAGGGTAAAAAAGACACTCTTGAATACAAGAAAGCCCAAGACAAAGCAAGAGATGCTCTTAAGGATACCGATGTGGCTATCCAAGCGATTGGAGAATCTTTCAATACATTGAGTTCTATTGTGTCTTCTGTTTCGGACATATTGGATTTGGATGAGCTTTCTGACGGGAAAGCCGTATTAAGCGGCATAGCAACAGGAATCAGTCTTATTGGTACAGCCCTTGTGTTCGTCAATGCCGTTATGACAATGCTAGAGGCGAACCCCGTTGTGCTCGCTATTTCCGCAATAATCGCGGCTATTGCCTCCGTGTCCTCTATAATATCGAATCTAAAGACATCTCGCCTTGACCGTCAAATCAAAACACAGCAAGAGCACCTTGACGCATTGGCTTATTCTTACGATAGGCTCGGCAAGGCGATGGAAAAGTCTTTCGGATCTGATTACATCTACAATTACAACAAGCAACTCGAGATATTGGCGGCTCAGCAAGCCGCCTATAACGAGCAAGCGAGGTTGGAACGAGAGAAAGGCAAAAAGGCGGACGAGGATAAGATAAAGGATTACGAGAAAAGTGCTCGAGATGCTGCCGACCAAATCGCGGACATGAGAACGCAACTTTCCGAGTTCTTCTCGGGGACGGATTTGACTTCAGCAGCTGAGGATTTCGCAAATGCTTGGATTGAGGCATACAAGGAATTCGGCTCGACCACTGATGCTATGAGCGAGAAGTTCAATGAGATGATTGAGAATATGATTAACAAATCGCTTGCTGCAAAGATTATGCAAGAGATGCTTCAACCAATTTTCGACCAAATCGACCTTCTCGCCAAAGATGGGCTTCTCTCTGCTGAGGAGATATCTTCTATTGCGGCTCTTGCCCAAGAGCGCATCCCTCTCATCAATGATGCTATGACAAACCTGATGACAAATCTCGCGTCAGCGGGGCTCGACGTCAGAAATTCGACGGTAGGATTGAAGGGTATCAGTAAGGAGATTGCAGGGGCTTCGGAGGAGTCCATTCTTGCTCTCGCTGCTGGTATCAACACTCAGAATTTCTATATGTCTTATATGCCAACTATCAGCGAAAACGTATCCGCGATATTGGCTGCTATGACGGGAGGTGTAAACCCTACGACATCAGTCCTCACGAATGAGAACGGTGATATTATCCCGTCTGTTCAGCAAATGGTTTACGATCATTTGCCAAACGTGGACAATAATATATCGGAAATGCTTCGGCTATTCCGGAGCGTAGTGACCACCAAAAATAGTTCAACAAACACGGCTTATATTGCTATTAGGTGAACTACCCATGAGCTAAAGACTCATGGGCTTCGGGTTTCGCAGAGGAACGGCCTTTCAAAAGATTGGCTCTTACTTCCTCTCCACCCGTGTAATCGACAGTTCCTGCCGATATATGGTTTAATCCGAAACGAAGAATATTGATAGCAGCATTAACATCACGGTTATGATGGGTATGACAAACAGGACACTCCCACTCACGGACAGACAAATCTTTAGTCTGTTTGTTGATATACCCACAGACATTACAAGTCTGCGAGGAGGGAAAGTATCTGTCTATTTTCACAACCTTTTTCCCGTTCCATTCTGCCTTATAGGCAAGCATGGAAACGAAGCTGCCCCAGCTTGCATCAGTAATAGATTTGGCAAGGTGATGGTTTCTCTCCATACCCTTTACATTCAAATCCTCGATGCAGATGGTATCATATCTTCTAACAAGAGAGATGGAGCACTTATGCAGATAGTCGGCACGACAATTGGCAATCTTTTCGTGAAGTCTGGCAACTTTGAGCTTTTGGTTTTCAAACCCTCTACTGCCTTTCTTCTTACGGGAAAGATGCTGTTGAGCTTTAGCAAGTTTGCGCTCGTATCTTCTTGTATATCGGTTATTCTTAAAAGTTTCTCCCTCGGAAGTGATAAGCAAGTCCTTCAAGCCCATATCCACACCAACCGACTTATTAGTCTTTTCAAGCGGAGTTGCGTATTCTTCTTCTGTAAATACAGAAACGAAATACTTTCCGCTTGGTGTCTTGGAAATAGTTACCTTACCGATTTCGCCTTTTATCTCACGATGTACACGACACTTGATACCCTCCTTGAACTTGGGTATGAAAAGCCTGCATCCTGCGACAGATGCAAATTGTGGAACGGTAAAACTATTCTTAGAGCGCTTGGATTTGAAGTTAGGAAACTTCGCCCGCTTCTGAAAGAAATTGGTATAGGCTACTTCGAGGCTTCGGATTGCGAACTGCAAGGTTTGAGAATTTGCTTCTTTAAGCCATGCTGTTGCTTCCTGCTTCTTCAATGCGGTAAGCGCTTTAGCCTGCGCATAGTAGTTATCACTCTTACCAGTGAGCCTATATTGTTCTTTGCGTTGATTGAGAAAGTAATTGTACACAAACCGAGCACAACCGAAATGCCTTGCCAGCAAATCGGCTTGCGCCTTGTTCGGGTACAATCTGAACTTGTATGTTCTATTAATCTTTCTCATTTCGCTTACAAAGATAGTAATTATTTCGTAAACAGCCAAAAGTTTATGTATATTTGTGGCATGAAAGAAAATTATAATCACGAGAACAGACACAAGTATTACCTAAAGTGCCATCTTATCTTCTGTATCAAATACAGGAGAAAGATACTCAAAGGTGAGTTTGATGACAACATTAAAGCCATATTTCAGTCAATAGCTGACAATTCGGACTTCGATATAGACATCATGGAAACCGACAAAGACCACATACACTTTCTTATTAGCTATCCGCCAAAACTGTCTGTAACATCAATAGTAAGGAAGCTAAAGCAGGAGAGTACAGTATTTTCGTGGCGCTTATATGGCAGTATGTTGAGAAAATACTTTTGGAAAGAGAAAACCTTATGGTCAGACGGATATTTCGTCTGCTCAATAGGCGAGGCTAATCCAAATACAATTATAGAATATATTAGAAACCAAGGATAGTGCCTTACATCCCACAGGCTAAAGACCTGTGGGTTTTACGGCACTTAATATAAAACTATAGACATTATGACAAGAATTGAACAAATGACGATGGAGTCGATACAATCCATGAACCGCAAGATGAGAGACCAGCATGATATTGACTGGGAGCAGAGGCGGTATGAGATAGCGAAGGAAGTGATGCCGTGGTGCTGTAGGTCGTTTCGGGATTTTTTACTTACGGGTGCGGATTTTGATGCCGGCGGTAAATCGTTCGCAGAACATGTGTCCGCCCAGGCTGTAGGGTTTGCCGATGCGCTGATTGAACGACTGAAAGGAAAGGAGGGAAAAGAATGAGAAACCTTAAACGAGATGAAGAAACTTGATTGTACAATTGGTAAACCTTCGGTAAGACAATTATTGCAATTGATAAAGCCGAGAGCAGGATTCTCTAATCCACAAGAAGGAAGAGTTTATTCGATATTCGGTGTTGCTCCTACAATCAGAAACGATAGCAGGTATTATGTATTGTTAGTTGATAAAAAAGAGAACTACTAAAAAAGATATTTGATTTTAACCCAGAAGAAACATGATTGGACTGATTGACGTTGACGGGCACAGTGGATTTCCAAACCTCGCCTTGATGAAAATCTCATCATATTGGAAAAGCCAAGGGCAAGCGGTGGAATGGGCAATGCCGATGTTTGGAGACTATGACGTGCTGTATTCCAGCAAAGTGTTCACGTTCTCCCAGGAGCCGGAATACAACCACTACAGGTACAATGTGCTTGAGAAAGGAGGTACAGGCTACAGCATACCAAAGACACTTCCAAAAGAAATGGACGTGGTTCACTCACCCGACTACACAATTTATCCAAATTGTGATTATTCGATACAATTCTATTCAAGAGGGTGCATCAGACAATGCCCATTTTGTCTTGTGCGGGAGAAAGAAGGGAAGATACACCCTGTTGAGCCTATGGAGCTCAATCCGAAAGGAAAGTGGGTGGAGGTGCTGGACAACAATTTCTTTGCCAATCCAGAGTGGAAATCAGCAGTGAAGGAACTTGATAGGGGGGGGCAACCTGTCAAGTTTCATGGAGTTGACGTAAGGATAATGGACGAGGAGCAGGCTTGGTGGTTGAACAAACTAAAATTAAAAACAGGAATCCACATAGCCTGGGACTTGCCACAACTTGACCTTACGGACCGGTTGAAAGCGATGGTGAAACATATTTCTCCGTACAAAATCACCTGTTATGTTTTGGTTGGGTTCAACTCCACCATAGAACAGGACTTGAACCGAATATATACGCTAAGGGATCTTGGCATAACGCCGTTCGTCCAGCCATACCGTGATTTTGAAAATAAAAGGTCGCCCACCCAATATGAGAAAGACCTGGCAAGGTGGGTGAATCAAAGGGTGGCATTTAAGCTTTGTAACTTTGAAAATTTCTCCCCAAGGAAAGGATTCAAATGCGGAGAGTACTTAAAAAGAGAAGAGGTTGTCCCACGATTTGGGGCAACCTCTTATTCTTGATTATGACAGCATCCATTGAATGATTTCTTTTTGTTCTCTGCCATAGTAGTATAATTTTTAGTAAAACGTTAAAAAATGGATATTATTTTGCCTTTTGAATAAAAAAGCATATCTTTGCAATCCATAATTTAAAAGTTTTTAAATAACGATTTGGCGGGATAAAGCAGTGATGCTGAGTCCCGCCTTCTTTGATGTCCTCAAATTCAGGAGTCGAGTTCGGATAGTTCTTCATCGGTGAGGTCGTCCACATCGTCTGTAGAGCCAAACGCATCGATAAGTTCATCTATCCTGTCCAATTCCTCTTTATACATCTTTTCCTCCTCTTCGATGTCGTTAAGGATTTTTATGAGTGGTCCGCCAACCGATTGCAAGGCGACCAAAGCCTCATAGATGCGTCCTGACGCGTTTTTGAACACCCGCACGTATGTGTGAAGGATGGCGATGGAATTGCCCGTCAGAGGGTCTGCCTCGCCCTTGTATCGCTCTGTCAGCACTTCTTCCGCACCCTCAATCTCCCTCAACCACTTGTTGAGGTTTTTCTGAAAGTAATAAAGTTTGATTTTGAGGTCGGAAGCGACGATTGGAATTTGTTTTACTTTTGACGGGTCGTCGCAAATACCGTCGATTACTGTCTCAATAGCTGCGTTTGATGCGAGTTTAATCATAATAAATCGTTTTTTTAGTTAAACAATAGTTTTTTGTAGTTGTAAAGATGCAGGGAGATACGACAACCTCCCTGCATGATGTTTTTTATGAACAGATGAGTGTTTTCTGGAACGAGCACCTGCCTTTGAGGTAGAGGTTAATCATCTTGTCTTTCTTCTTCCAATTTTCCCTCATCCGTGCGTAGTGTTCTTCCCACAGCCGTGCATATTCCTTTTCCTCTTCGGATTGATAAGGTTGCTTGTCCGGCAAGATTGTGATTTTGTGTTTTGGGTATCGTTCCACAATCTTGTCGCAGAAATCCTCCACCTCCTTTGTGGAGATGTAGGCACACTGCACACGAGTGGTATCCGCTCCTGCAAAGAAGAGCATGTCGCCTTTGCCTGTGAGTTTCTCTGCTCCGATTCGGTCGAGAATTACCCGGCTGTCCGTTCCTGTTGTAGTTCTGAATGCGATTCGCGTTGGGAAGTTCGCCTTGATATTTCCTGTGACGATCTTCGTGTCCGGTCGTTGCGTTGAGATAATCATGTGGATTCCGACCGCCCGTGCTTTCTGGGCGATTCTGCATATTGACTTCTCGATGTTCCTGTCACGGCTCTGCATGACGAGATCGCCATACTCGTCAACTATGACGACATAATACGGCATTTTCTGCCCACTCACGGCATTGTACTCGACGATATTCCTCACTCCCTGCTGTTTGAGTAACGAATAACGTTGCTCCATCAACTCTATGAGTGAGTCGAGTGTCTGCTCCGCAACCGACAGTTCTGTAACGATTGGCGAAGACGCACCACTGAACTTTGCAAGATAAGGAGTGATTTTCTCATAGACCGAAAGTTCGACCTGTTTTGGATCCACGAGGACGAATTTCAGTTCGTCGGGCGATTTCTTCCGGATGAGAGACGATATGATGACGTTAAGTCCGACTGATTTGCCTTGTCCCGTGGCACCTGCGATAAGCAAGTGCGGGGCTTCGGCAAGGTCAGTCATAAACACATCGCCCTCCACGTCTTTTCCTAAGGCAAGCGGAAGAATCATTCCAGTGTTCTCGTACTCCCAGGAAGAGAATATCTCCTCCGTGGTGAGGATTTCCCTCTGTTCGTTCGGCACCTCTATGCCCACCTTTCCTCCCGGCATCGGTGCAACCACCCGTACATTCTGAACTTGGAGCGAGACGGCAATCTCATCTTTCAGGTTACGAATTTTGGCTATCCGCACACCGAGAGCCGGTCGGAACACATAAAGCGTGAGTGAGGCACCGACTTTCTCCTTGATGTCTCCATCGATAACGATATTGAAGGCCTCAAGCACCTGTTTCAATTTTTCTTTTCTCATAGACTGATGATTTAATGTTGTCCATTCAGGAGAAGAACGCTTTCACGTCCTGTGATATATCGTTCTGCTGGATGCAGATATACCGCATCGTCATTTCCGCGGACGCATGTCCCATGAAGTTGGCGATGACAGGCACAGCCACACCTCTGAGTGCGAGCTGCGTTGCAAACGACCTTCGAGCCGTATGGCTTCCAACAAACTGCCATTTCGGTCGGCGTTGCATACACCCACCGGCAAAGAGCTCGACCATCTCGTCGATTCCGCACTTCATGCAGATCCGCTGGATAACCTCTATAACCACTTTCCTGGAATGCTCCTTGTGCTGAGGCTGTCGGAGATAACCAAGCAAGTTGCGGTGGAGCGGTACGGATGTCTTTGTCTTCGTCTTCTTTGACACATACGTTATCCAATCTCCATCCACGTTGTTTTCCGTGAGGCATTTGGCATCGGAGTTCCTGGCTCCGCAATATGCCTCAATCATAAAGTCGCGCTTCACGTCGGCCTCAGTCTTGGAATGTGGCTGATAGCGATGTATCAGTTCAAGTTCCTCCTCAGTCAGCGCAATGTGCTGAGTCGGTGTCTGCTTGGTGCGTGTGGCAGATGTGAGTTGGGCAGTGTTCAACCCGGTCTTGTCCTGGTTGAGGTTCGCCGTGCCCTTGATGTAGCCAAGATATGTCTTGGCAGAGTTCACCGTGACATTCGTGGAAAGATAGTTGCGGACAGTACGCATGGTCTGTGCCGTGATGTCTTCCCAGTCGAACACATCCTTTCCGATGGCTTCAGCCATATAGCGGACGATATGCCCGCTGTCGGGATGGTCCGAACAGAATGCTCCGATGAAAGAATCCCTCCACTTGCTTAGGCTCATTTCGCAGTCCACGTTTGAGGACCTTGCGAGCGCATAGGCAGTGGTTGATTTCCACCCACAAGATTGCAGGTAGGAAACAAGTTCTTCCTTTCTCATAGCATAAATAGTTAAAATGTTAATAATCGTACTTGTGACACCAGAGGTTGGCGTTTCCTCCGGTGTCTTTACAGAGAGTTAAAATACTTTCTTCCACGTCTTCCAATAACAATAACGATCAAATGCTTCTTCTTTCCATAGATGGAGAAACAAAGAGAGAGCCTCGGCTCCACCATCAGACACAAGGTCGTTGATTGCTTTCGCAAGCCGCTCTTCGCCCTTCCGGAACCGCTCTTCTTTATCGTGAGCCCCGGACTGGTTTGTTTGTTCCACGACAATAAAGGATTTTTCGGTTTCCTTTACCATGAAGCGGTAATATCCGCAGTTGCGGTTCACATAGTCGAACAATACTTTTGTTTTCATACACGTTTTTGTTTTAAATGGTTAATACTTCTTGCGACAGGCGGGGATGGCGTTTCCCCGCCCGTCAGTCGTTTTTTTTGATGAGAATAACATCATTTGTTGAATGGTTAACTTTCCGAGAAGAAAGGAGTGTTGGATGTCCATTCAAGTTCATCAAGAACCTTCTCGATTGAATCCTCATCGTACCATCTTTGCTTGAGGATGTCCGCCCAATGCTCTTGGGTAAACTTTCCAGCCGTCTGGTCGAAGTCCACCTCGTCTGAACTACCGTCGGTGAAAAACACCTCGAGTGTAGTCGGATAGCGCTTGATAGATTTGATGGTTTTCGTTTCATGAAGGTCATCGAAGTGGTCGATGATGGCAGCCCTTAATTCTGGGGACATGGATTTACTCCAGTCATCTTCGAACGCTTTGCGTAGAGCATTCCAATCATCATCTCTCCATATCTCATCGAGCGTGATGGTGTATGCCTTATCATAATCGCCGTCAAAGTCGAGGACACCAGTCTTGGCTTCGATTTCGTCCTTTCCTTCGAGGATGATGTTGTCGCCGGTGTCCACCATTTTCCACTCGCTTTCTGGAAGCGGAACCTCCTCGTATGTTTCCTCATCCCAAGTGGTGTCGATGAGCATGAGGTCGTCGCCACACCGGTTAATCAGCTCTTGGAAATCAAACTCTCCAAGGAATGTCACATATCCGGGATTGTGGAAATGTCCACCGCGTCCTACTTTGAAGGACAAATAAATCTTTTCAGTATTCATAATCTTAATGTTTAAAGGGTTAATAATTGGGTTGGATTATGTCCGCCGTCCGTGGTGTCGGCACGGATGACGGGATAGGGGAGGCTTACTCTTCAGATTGCCTGTCGTGTTCCTCGATTTCGTCGAAAGCCTTGTCGTACTCATCCGCTCTCATGTAGAACGATCCTCGTCTGTCTTCAAACTTGTCTATAGTGTCTTCCACAAGTTCAAGGCTTCCGCCCGGCTCGTCCATGAAATAAAGGTCGTAGTCGGTCAGACCCCACACCAAAGCAGGGTCGCCATGCGTCCAGCCGTGTACTTTCTGCAAGATGACGTGTTCCGGCAAGTCCAATTCACGCTCAGAGATTGTGATGAGGATTCCTTCGTTCCCACCTGCCCAAGTGATGTAGCATCTGGATTCGGTGTCCTCCACAAGTGTTGTCTCCACCTCCTCGCTTTTCTGATATTCCAACTCTGCATTTCTCCACTCTTTCAGAGTTTCTTCCGCGTCATAGAGGGATTGGAACACACGGATGTCGCCTTTGAGGTTAAGTCCTGGGTCAGAACTCATGTTGACGAGACTGACGATGTAGGTTTTCAGTTTCATTGTCTTACGTTTTTTAAAGGGTTATACAATAATTTCTTGCTCCGTGGAGAATGTAGCCAGTTCCTCCACGAATTAGTTAAGCATTGTCTTCGTCTTCAGCCTTCACAATGTCCTCAAAGGTCATAGAGGAGATTTCTTCATAATCGTCAGAGACAAACTCCATGACATCTTCTTTAAGATCTTCAAACTCATCCTTGTCAATAAGGACACAATCATCTCCAATGTCGATTAGAGCATGGTCGTAATAGTCGGCATTTTTTAGTTGCTTAAACGCAACCCTAAGGATGTAAGTTGAAATCCACGATAATTCCATAATACAATAGTTTTAAAGGGTTATACATTGGTGTTTGCGGCGGGACGGAGTGGCGTTCTCCGCACCGCCTAAAGATAGTGTGGCTATTCTCCGAAATGACAGTGCCATTTCAGCCTGTCGTTTTCCTCAGCAAGGATTTCCACACAACCCTCGTCGCCGTTGAAGAATTTCGTGGCACATTCTTTTGAGCAGAGGCATTCTTTGCGGTCGAACAGGAATCCTTGGTAAACTTTCTTTCCGCATACGGAGCAAGTTTTTGCAGGCTTTCCAAGTTCGCAGATGATGTAATAAAGTTCGTTGAGCGGAAGTTCTTCCACTCTGTCGTAGTAAGGCTGTGCGTCGTGATCGTCGAACTCTGTACCTGAATTGACGAACGAATAGGACATGAGTTTCTCGTGACCTTTATTGTTCTTCACGATATACAACGCCCATACCGCATTGAAGTAGAACGTCGGTTCCTCCACATCTCCAGTCTGCGTGATATATGCACATCCTGGATTTGACACATCGAGGACTTTGACAATTTGCTCATCCTCGTCCTCTTCAATGCCGAACTCGTCACGGAAATAGTCGTTCATCGGCACTCCGTTTGTGCGGACATACTCAGTGATGGATGTGAGCAGGATGGACTTTACGTTCTCCACCATCCATTTCAGATTTTTCTTGTTCATACAACTCATTTTTAGATGTTATGCAAGCCATGCAATTAAATGAATGGTTGCGATTCCGAACACTAACACTGCGAGTGCAAAAACAGCACTGGTCTCTTTCTCTTTCGTATTCATAGACATTTGTTTTTATTTGGTTGATTATTCGCAGTTGTTGGGGAGGCTAATCCCCAACAACTTTCAGTGAACCCACACGTCGATAATGCGGATGGTGTGGATAAAGTCTCCTTCTGCGGTGTAAACCCTGAACTCGTTTCTCAGGTCTGTTTCCCGCAGTTGACGATTACACTCCTGAGCTCCTTTCTTTAGTTGCTTTACGGCTTTCTCAAACGAATCGAAACACTCATAGATGGAACAGAGCCTGCCCGTCTCTTTAACGGTGCTGATAAATACTTTGTTCATGTTAATTGAATTTTGGAGAATAGATTTCTTTTTTAAACTCGTCTAACGTTTTGACTTGCCTTGCGTAGCGGATGCTTGCATTTGATGTCCTGTTGTAAATGAGAACACACAGGATTTTTTCATCCGTTTCTGACACTACAATGTTTTTGCGACATGTAGGATGAAGGAATGTTGTTGTGCGAGCTCCTTTCTTTTCTATAACTTGAAATATCCAAGGCTTGATTCCACACCCTGCGTAAAGCAAGTTTAATTCTTTTTTAAATTCTTTTCTATCCATAGTTGTTTGTTTTTTTTATTTGGTTGGACATTTGTTGCAGGCAAGCACGGGCTCAATCGTACTTGCCAAGAGAGTGTCAGCAGGGAATGGCATTCTCACGGAACTCTCTGAGGAGTCCGAAACGCTTTCCGAGTTTGTAGAAGTAATCGCTAATGATAGCCAAACCCTCATAGCTGTAAGGATAGTTGCTGTCATTCAGCTGCCAATCAATAGCCTCTTGACGGGCGGCTTCTTTTCTTTTCTGATAGTCGTTCATAATTGTAACTTGTTTTGGTTAGTCAAGATTGAACATCCTAAACATGTAAGAACTTTTGCATGGCTTTCGCCTGCTGTCAGTTTCTTCCTCGTAGTTTACCTGAAATGCTTCATGGTTGTCGTTCTTTTGCAGTGCAATGTCAAGGAGCCAAAAGGCGTTTTTTCTGTTGAGATGGTCAAGCTGCGCGTTTGTCATTCCGTCAGACTTTGCGCCTCGTATGGCTTTGTTTACAGTCGTGTAGATGCCTACAACGTCTTCATACCTTTTCTGGTAGTAGTTATCCTCGCCGTATGCGGTCACGATGATAACTGTCTGTTTTTTCTTTTCCATAATTTCACGTGTTTTTAAGGGTTGGTTTTGATTAAGATTTGTGGAGCGGTGGAGGATTGTTTCCACTGCTCCATTGTTTTTACGCAGTCATCCAGCAGAATTGAATTTCGTGGTCGGATTCGTGTTGGTCGGTTAGCCAGTCAAGCCATGTCGCAAGTTTTGCTGGAGGCATCTTCGGGAAGTAGCGTCCGAGTATCCGCATAGCGTGGTTGTCAGCGTTTGGGGAGGCAAGTTCACATGTTGCACTGAGCAGTTTCAGATATGGTATTCTGAACGGTTCTCCGATTGAGTAACAGCCCAAGAATATCCCGTCTGTGATTTCGACAAGGAATTGTGTGAACAAATGGCGTAGTTCTCCGTTTGTGATTTCGATTCCTGTACTTTCGTACACTGGCATTCCGCCTACGATTGCGTGGCAGAGTTGCATCTTTACTTTTGCGTTGAATGGATACATAATTGTTTTATTTAATTGGTTTGGTAGTTGACACAGGAACTGGCTTGCTCCTGTGCCCAAGGATAGAGAGTGTCAGGCTTCGTGGATGATGTCGTATGCCATATAGACCACATCGTCGTCATCGTAATTTTCCGTCCAGAAATCCTCTGGAAGGTCATTGTCGGCAGCATACTCGTTCATGAGGTCGAACAAATGTTCTGCGATACCGTCCACCATGTTTGCAGGGCAATGGCAACGGTCCATTTCTGCGACCAAATAGTCGATGCGGTATGCGTCGATTTCGTGGACGGCATACACAACCGCATCATGGAGATTTTTTTGTAATTTCTTCATACTGGCGTCCCTTTCTTTCATTTCAGTGATTTTTTTATTTTCTTATACTGTTTCTCGGTAATCACCATGTAATCGAACCACCCAACGGCGTCGCTGATTCCTCTCATATAGCCTGCGCATTCTTCTGGTGTCGCAAATTCAATATCGCGAACGAAACCACCCTCGTTCCCGGTGATTTTCTCTCCAAAATCGATGCTTCGGACTAACTCTTCGCCGAATGCCACATAGATTTTTACTTTCTTTTCCATAATAAGTTTTGTTTTTAAAGGGTTAAGTTTGTGCGGTGGCTGTGAAGTTTGTTTCACAACCACCAGAGAGTTACTTTGCTTGCAAGGCATTGTCATAGATGTATGGCTGGCTTGAAACATTGTAAATGTAGTCACCACATCTTACGAGTTTTGCGTCTAATCCGTAATACAGATTTTTCATTCCGGCAACACTTCCACTGTAGTGAAAGTTCGGAAATCTCCATAAATCGTAAATGCCGTAATATATTTTCGGCAACGTTCTCACGGGATATTTCCCACGCTTCATTTTTGTCATAACTGAAAAGTTTTGGTTAATAATCGTACTTCGGGGGATTGTCACATCCCCGGAAGTTTGTCAGGCTGCTTCAAGTTTCGTGGGTTCGTAGAAAGTTTTTGTTCCCTCGTCATACAAGTAATCTTGGTATGCGTCAAAGAAACATTCCAGATAGCATTGGCACTTCTCGCCAACTGCACCCTGATAAAGTTCGTAACTTGCATCATCAACGTAGTCGCAGATACTTTGCAATTCTTCTTTCAGCCAAAGTTCTTTCAGTTGCTCGACCGTGTGCGCGAAAAGGTTTGTGTGAAGTAGTTTCTGGACTTGGTGGAACTTCTTTTCAAGTTTCTCACTTGCACCATACATTTTGATGCTTTTCTCAACTCCATCAACGAAACCTTCATAATCTCGCACTATCAAGAAGTTCTGGTTGCAGAAACCTACCGACCAGTTTGCAAGTGAATCCTTCACGCAGGAAAGTTTCTCGCTTATCCAGTGCATTTCAGATTCTTGTATGTACTCGTCAAGTTCGTCACGGAATTTCTTTGAGTGGTTGACGATGTTTGTCAGTTGCTCGTTTGAAAGTTCTGAAAATCTTTTCATATTACCATAATTTTATAGTGAATGTTGTCATGTTGCGGCAATACGAAGACTTATTTTCGTACTGCCAAGAGTTTCAAGGCTCTCCAGCAGAAGTTTAGGCACAACGGCGCACAATGTCATTCCATCGTTCAATACTTTCACGGCATAGCGAATAGAATTGCTTGCAATCGTCATAAGACTTTATGAAGTCCGTGTAGGATGCCCAGATAAGTTCGTCAAGATACTCTTTGTGCATTTTGTCTGTGATTGCAGGGCAGATGTCGTTGTCTGGCTCAAACCATTCTGCAATATCATCGTAGTCATAATGCACGATGAAGAGAAACTTTCTGTAACGTATACCAGAGTCATTGATGATGCGGCCTTGGACTTTCCAATACCAGTTGCAGCACATGTCGTTTGACTGATGCCACAACAAAGTTCGCTTTGTAACTTTGATTTCCATAACTGATGAATTTTGGTTAAACATTTTGCGCATCCCCGTCAGTATCAATCGGCGGGGAGCTAAAAATCAAGAATATTTCTTCACCATTTCATTGTAATATTTTTCCCAGCGAAGAAAGTCTTCTTTTTTCAGATACCAGACAGGCCACAGCAAACGTCCGTTGTTTCTCAATTTAAGCTTGACGTTCGCTTTTTCCTCTGCAAAAATCATGGAAAAGTGTTCAATGTCGCCGAAAAAGCAACAACTGTCACAATTCTCTGTAGATAACGGAAGAATTGCAGTTGCGAATCCAGCAACAGCCTTGTAAACTATCGTAAATTCACGGCGTAATTTGTTGCTTTTCGTAATCTCAATGCCAAGAATCTCGCTGTTTTTAAACCATGTATCAAGAAACTTTTTGCCATGGTTGTTTGTTTTGTTGTAAACTTCTATAAATTCCATAATTCATGTTTTAAATTGGTTAATCATCGTACTTCCGGCGGTCGCCAAACCGCCGGAAGTGTTTAGAGGTTGCAAAAATCTTCTGCTATGCTGGAATCTTTTACCCAGTCCTCATAGCCGGCCGATTCTTTTTCCGCCCTTCGAGACAGGATTTTTGCCCTTACCATGAACCACTCGGCACGGAACGTGCAGACTTTACGTATGACTTCACGCGCGGAGTCGGTGGCGAGGATGATTTTTAAACCGCCATCTGGTTCTTCTCCGTTGAGGACCTGGACGAGCTGGCATCCAATCCTTCTGTTTCCAAACGTTTCCTTTTGGTCGGTATTCCACATTCTTTGCAGAGAATTTGTCACGTCTTTGCATGGATCGTAGAATCCATATTGATAGATACGCTTTGCCTCACGGTCGATGACGTAGAACTCGTTGGGTGTTTCCCCTTCGTTGAAGAAGAAGGAGCATACTAAATACTTTACCATAGTCTGATATTTTTAAAGGGTTGATAAAATGTGCTCCGTGGAAATGGTTTCCCTGTTTCCACGGATAGTTCTTTAAGTGGGTCAACTGCGCAGGGACGGATAGCGCTTTTCGAGATGTTGCTTTTCCATTTGCAGGGTGTATTTGTGAAATGAATTTGTTGTGGTGGCGATGAGGTTGCACGTCGCAATGTAAGAGTTTATCGCCACGAGTTTGTCTAATTTCCGCTGTTGTTTTGTTTTCATAATTTTGGTGTTTTAAAGGTTTTGTACTCCCGCAGAGGGCTAAGTCTGCGAGAGCGTAGTTTCAGGATGCGACGGCACGGACAATGGACAATTCATCGAGCCGAAACGTGCAATGCTCGTAGTCCTTTTCTCCGTACTTCACATCGTACACGAGGATGTATCGGCCAGCCATTTCCTTATCCAGAAATCCATAGATTCCACGTCTGAGGCTTTTTTTCTCTTGCTCATACTTGTAGCCGATAATGTGTCCGTCGATTGGATCGTAATACCTATCGCGAGTCACAACTTCGGTGCCTATCTCAAACCCTGCGGCTGGCAGGAGGTCGTCGAGTTGTTCGTGAGTTTTCCATCCGAAGAGGTCCACTTTTTCCCACTCTTCTTTCCACGCAGGCGGAAGGATTGCCGCTGCGAACCAGGAACATCCGGCATGGAGTCTGCATCCGTGGATTTTCATCCACTCCGTGAGATTGTGGAACACATATTCTTGCAGGTGTCTCGGTGCTTGAAGAGACTGCTGATAGAGGGCATGATAAATCCTGCATTCCTCTTTGCTACCCTGTAATTTTGCAAGAATTTCCTGTGTCTTCGGGATACGGTTGAAAAATTTCTTACCGCCTGCGCCATACTCACGGACTTCTTTCTCACGTCGTGAGAATTTCCGCTCACGTTTGAGTAACTCTTCTTCCCAGCCGGCAGGATATTCGTACTTTCCACACCGGTTGGTGCTACGGACAATATTCTCTTTCACGTTGCATTGGTTCGTGATTGTGAATGTCTCGTTCGTGCCACTCTTGAGCACGTCAGCAATTGTTTCTTTTCTTGTTCTCATAGTTGTAATGTTTTTGGGGTGAATAATTCGTACTCCCGAAGCCCGCAAAGACTTCGGGGGCGTAGAGAGAATCAGAAATCTGCTTTTCCTTCCGCCATGAGCTTAAACACATCAAGAAGGTCTTTCCATTCACCGTTTTCATACGGAGCAAGGCTTTCTATCTTTATTTCCTTGTTGATACGTCCATCCCTAATGTTGTAGGAAAAGCGCAGGTTGTTGTGGATAATCTGCCCACTTCCGTCAGTGACGCGATTGTACTTGTGAGGGTATTTTTCGGCGAGCAACCGGATTTCACTCAGGAATTGCCGGATTTCGCATTCCTCACGGCTGACTTTCTCGTCGTAGGCCTTGGCACGGGCTTTCAGCCACTCGCTCCACTGCTGGAGTTTCTTGTCGGTGAGTGTTCCGACACGCTGCGGCATCGGATTCTTTTCGCTGTAGCCGTAGAGGCGGTTGTAGTAATCTCGGGTGTCGATGAGATACTCCAACTCGAACGTGGTCTTCTTGTAAGTGTCAAGAAGACTAAAAAATGTTCCGTCGTAGGAGATTACTGTTTTCTGGTGAACACTATCAACTTGGCTCTCACCAGTTTCGTTGTCGTGCCAGAACTGAACCATCATGGCTTTGAACACTTCTGCTGACGAAGAGTTTTTCACCTCCGCGCATTCACTCATCCAATGTGTTTTTGTATCTCCACAAAGGGTAAGGAACTCGTTCCTGTCCTGCTCTCTGAGCACAGCGAACCACTGCGTGTGATTTAAACTCTTCACGTACTCCCGCACCTTGTCGTCGATTTGACGGACGACATAAATGTCTGCTTGTCTCATAGTCTTAAAATATTAAATGGTTAATAATCAGTGAATACAAGAAGGCACACCGACAATCCCTGCCAGCGTGCCCGAACTAAAATTATGGCTACAATCACTCACGGAAGAAATCTTCCCAATCGCCTTGATTGGCAATTTCTATCTGCGAGTATTCTTCACTATCCATAAACGACTCAGCGAAAAAACGGTGGTCGTTCACATAGAAATAACGCAGTCCCTCAAATAATGCGGACGCGTATTCACGCTCGTATTTCCAACGCTCCTCGTAGGAGAGTGCATAAAATAACTTGTCACTCGGCTCTTCGGGAATCACGATTTCGTTGGCTCCGAAGAATTTTCCAACGAAGAACGCCAAAACTACGGCAGACACAATGAATAACTTTTTCATAAGCGACGTGGATTTTGGCAGAGGCGGATAATTTCCTTTACGGAGTTTTTGACATCTTGATATGAGTGCTCAGTATAAACCCTGCGGTAGTCAAAATCTGGGAATTTCCCTCCATCGCTTTTGTCCACGATGGTTTCAATCTTTTCTGGATTTAACCACACATCGCCTTGTTTGTGTCCTGTAAGTTTGATAAATCTTGGCATAGTTTACTTGTTTTTTTGGGGGTTAAACATCGTGCGTCCCCACTTCTGGCGTGAAGCGGGGAGCGGGAGATGAGATTGGGATCATGCCTGCTTTTCGGAAGATTTGCGCTTTATCCAGAGGATATTATCACAGAATGACGGGTTAATAGGAATGTCTGCCTTGAACTCTTCCTCTTTCCAAATCGGTGCTTCCTCATAATCCTCATCCTGCTGTTCATAACAACTGAAAATGTCTTCGACATTACGCTTGTTGACCGCATAGACCCGATCGTAGTCTGTATCGTAGAAGAAAACTATTCCCGCATCCTTCGCTTTCTTATAAACATTCTCAATGTCATTCAAGATGACCCGTTGCTCGTCGTTGAGACGGAGTAGGAGATTCACACCAACTTTCTCGGTTTCCACACCGTTGTTGTCAACAATGCGGACAATATTTCCGGCACAAGCCTCTTTTATGTCATTGTAGCATTTCTCGGGCAGTTCCGGGCATGTCCATTCCATTCCGTCGTAGATGAGCGTGCGCCAATTTGTGTTGATGTCGAAATTGAGAACTTGTGAGTCCTTAACGTAAAAGCATACGCCATTGGTTCCAAAACGAATGCCTGGCTGAAAGACACATTCAGGCTCATGTGGCAGATTTCTCTCAAAATCTTCCACGCTCTTGAAAAGGTCCTCCGGCATGATGTCGTATTCACGTCCGTTGTTGGAGACGGTGAGCGTGAAGTCGTACTGCCAATCGCCGTCGATTTTGTGGCGTTTGATTGTCTGCTTTACGATGTTACACTCAAAGCATTTCCCGTCATGACGGAAAAATCTTTTACCTTCAGTACTGAAATAAGTTACTTTTTCCATAATTTAAAATGTTTTAATTGGGTTAATAAAAAAGATAATAATCTCTTTGTACCCGCAGTCACTTGCTTGCGACTACGGGCGTTTTTTCAGGCATAGGCATATTCTTCCTCTTCTTCTTCCTCGTACGAATAGAGCATTTCACTTACGCCTGTCTGGAAATTGTAAGAAAATCCCCATGTGCCGAATGCCGTGAAAAACCATGACTGTGCCCAGGTTTGGAATTTCTCCAACGTTTCGTCGGAGATCAGGTCTTGCTCCCATAATTCCAGGAACCGGTCGTAGGACATTTCTCCAAGAGGCTTTTCTCTTTTGTAGTCAAGCCGAATGTCAGCAAAATTCCCGACGATTGAGGTGTCTGCCTTGAAGGCATATTCCTCAAATTGCTGGAGACATAAATCTTTGCTGGCACAAGAGGCCGCATCGATTTCGTCAACCATACTTTCTTTTAGATCTTCGGGAATCTCCCATCCGCTTACTGCGTCCGTGTATATTTCACGGAATGCATCCTCTAATTTCTGAGGATTCATTAATTTTTTTCTTGTAGCCATAATCTCATAGTTTTTAGTTGGTAAATAATCGTGCCCCGAAATTCCAGCCGGGAAAATCGGGGTTGAAAAGTTAGGAGCGGATGAGGCTTGGACCACTCATTAAGAGCCACATATTAAGTCCTGCCCTCTGCTCTGCGGTTGGGTTGAACTCGTCCAATATTTTGTCATACTCAGACTCTTTCAGTTTGTGGTCTGAGCAGTTAACAGGTTTCTCCTTTGTCACGTGGTCTAAATCCACGGACGGAACGGAACGGAGGTAACACTCACGGGCAAATGCGTATAAATCCATAATTTTACGTTTTAACGTTGTTAAACAATCGGTTAATAATTTGTTTTGCACCGCCAGAAGATTTATCACACTCCTGACGGTTGGGAACTAATCATCCCAATCTTCGCCCCAATATTCTACCATTGCGAGGTGGTGGAAATAAAATCCTGCTACAAACAGACACAACCCAACAACCGCAAAAATTGTCGGGGCGAGGGGGTTGCATAACAATTCTGCTGCACTCCCGATTGTTAAATAAACAGCCGGAGCCAGCAACAACAACGTCCCGCCAGAAAGAGCGAGACAAAAAGATAAAAATGTAAAAATTGTCGCTTTCATAATTTTTAAGTTTTAAAAGTGTTATTGGTTTGTGCCTACGGGAATACTGGCAGATTCCCGCAGACTTTTTTAGAAATTCCCGAATCCGTCCGGCCACAGGATTTCTGCTATATCCTCGTAGCCGTCCATTTCCAGGAATGAGTCGCCCGACGGATCGAAACGAAACTCACAATACCGCACAACAGCAATTTTCTCACTGTTGGACGGATTCACGATTCCAGCATAATTCGTACTCTCCAGCTCTTCGCTGTATGCCTCCACGCAGAAAGCATAAATGGCGTTCAGCGCGATTTGCTGGCTCTCCGATAAATAAATGTCGGAGATAATTTTTTCCGGCCTAGCGTTCACACTCTCCATTGCCTCCGTTTCGTCGGAGCATGAAGAGACCGCCACCGCACATAATACGGCAGCGGCGAAAAACATCACTTTTTTCATAATTTGTAAGTTTTTAAAGGGTGTAAAAATAGCAAACGGAGATTCCTGTGAAAAAGAATCTCCGCTCAGCACGAATTAACCCACTCATCGTATAGGACTGATTTCTCCACACACAGTTTAGGCATTTGTTAGGCAAATGTTAGTCCCCGCATCTTTCAAGTGCCTTTTGATTTCGGGAATCTTCCACACAAAGGAATAATTCCCACGGCTGAGCCACTTCAAAGTGCAGTCCCGAAAATCCGGATAACAGCCGTATATAGTTTTAATTGGTTTTGTGAGCCTAAGCGGTGGCATTCCGCTCAGGCTCTTGAATTTAGTATCGGATTATTTTATCTCCGATTTCAAAATCGGATAACTCGTGTTCCGCGTGGACCATGTCCATGATGGTATTTACCTCAGCCTGTGTCATCGGCTTTCCACATTCTCTCACGAAGGAATTTATTAGAAAATTGAACTGCTCATCGGTCGCTGAACGCTCGTCAATTATATACCAGTCAAAGAACGTTCCCTTATTGTAAGGGGTTGTGGATAATTTCCAGCCATGTTCTTCCCATTCTTTTGCAATTCTATCAGCTTTGGCTTTGAAGCCGCGGAATCCGCCAAAATGAGCGGATAAATAACCAGACTCACGGTCAAATGCAATCTGCCAAAATTTAAGGCCTTCGCCACGGAAAGGATTGTTTGTCACGTAATAAACAACTTTTGTATTCATAATCTATAATTTTAAATTGTTAATAATTGGTTTATTTATCGTACTCTCCGATGAATTATCGTACTCTGGAGCATTTATCGTACTCCGTGCGATTTTTCGTACTCATCGGAGAGCAGGGAATCAGTCAAGGATTTTATTTATAATCCTCATTCCATCCCTGTAAATTCTCTTTGCGCCGTACAACTTTATTGTTGCATACAACCCGACGGCACACAGGATCGTACACAACGTGGCAATAATACTATTTTCCGCACACAAGCCACAAATGATTAGTGCGGAAAAGAGAATGATTAAATTCTTCATTTTCTTCTGATTTTATAATATAGTTTTGTTATTTTCTTGTAATCAACGGAAAATTCCGACAGGATAAATTCCTTGCTCCAGCGAAATTCTTTGCGTTTCTCCACAAAGAAATCGTAGGCAGCAAGAAATGCTCCTTCATTCCGCCCGTCCTCCGCCTGGGCATAAAGCTCTGACAAATTCCGGAGAATCTTCTTCGCCCTCTGCTCTGCGGAATTTCTGCGGAACTCTTTCCGGCAGCCGGAGAAATATAATTTCTTCCTCTCGTCTGCGGAAAGAGCCGGAATTTCCGTTTCCCGGCATGACATACGAAATTTGTAGTCATACCAGGAAATTATACTTTCCATATATCATATAGTTTTTAAAGTTTATAATTTCTTTGTCAGTGTGGCGCGGATAACACAATCCCGTCAAACGGATTATCTTGCAAATCCCTAAAGGAATGTGCCGTATTTCCACGCCACACGCACCAATTAAAAACACTCGCACAATTTATAAAAAGCATGATAAATAAATACCACCAGAAATAAATCCTTTCAGGCAGCATCCATATATAAACGCACTCTCTTAAATCGTGCGTAAAACTATGATACTTTTTCTTCTCTTCATTCCGTTCTGAATCCATAACTAATTACACGTTATTCCCTGATGACGGCATATTTCATCATCAATAATAAATCATACGATAAATCATCAACGATAAAACAACCGACAAGAATAACAGCTTTCATCATCTCATCAGTCAGAACTACTGACACCGAAAAGAAATCATCTGCGAATCTCTCACAAACTATCTTTACGATGGTTTACGACCGTTTACCGGCTTAACCTGGCATTTTAACGGATACGGAATTTCTTCCACGGAAACCAGAATAATTCATATTCCGGCTTTTCTCTCTAATTAAGTGGCAGCAGGGAAAATCATTTTTAAATGCCCACGGCAAATAATCTTTCCTTAAATAAATCCGCCAATTCTAAAGAGATTCCGTAACACATTGCTTTGTGTTATCTCCTATGACAGGCAGCAGACAACCTTTTTATTATAATCCATATATTTCCAGCATAAAAAGAAATCATGACGGAAATAAATTTCCAGAAATGAAATCTTCAGCCAAATTTTTCGGATTTTTTTGAAGATTTGTCCGTATGTCATGTGGCAGAAATATAAATCAGATCTGAAAATAAATTTTCTCAGCCTGAATAAATAGATCTGCCTGCATTGGCAGCTGACCGACACATTATTTTGCAGTCGATCTTTTGCCCATGAAAAAAAGAGTGACTGACAAAGTTTGTCAGTCGCTCAATGTGTCGGTGTGGCTGGAATCGAACCAGCGAGAACCAACACCGACCCAACTTTGCCCATGAGAGCGAAGAGGGACGGCACACACCGAAAAGAAGAGCACCACCTAATTTTTAGGTGGTGCTCAACTCGTTTACTTGCTTTCCATACTCTTTAATTGTGCGTGGAACTGCCTCCACTGGGCAGGCTTAAGCAACCCTGCAACCATTTCCGAGATGTTGAAAGCTTTTTTAATTTCTTCTTTCCGCTCGTCGGAAATCTCGTTATTCATTGCAGACCCTTTTTTGCGTAGCAAGTTGATAGAGTTGAACGAAGAACGGAAACCGCTTGCAGTCGCTTTTGTCGGAACGTTTTCAACACCGCCAAGATGCGCGCGGAATGTGGTTGCAAAGTCGTTTGTTTTCTCTTTTGCTTTGTTGTACTCATCCAGTTCCGCACCTTGCAATGTTTTGGCGAATTTTTCAACCTTTGCGAAAAGTACTGCAAAATTTTGCGTTTCAAGTTCGGCATTTGCTTTCTTCACGTTTGAAACGTAGGTGTTTGCGTCAAAGCCTGACTTTTCAATGTCAGAAAGATTTACACTTGTTGTCAGTGGAATTATATCCACTTCTTTTAATGAATCGTACAACCTGTTTGCTAATGTGGTGTTCAATTCACTTGCATTTACTTTTGTAACCATAATTTATAAGTATTTAAAGGAACGATTTTGCGGTGAAGAACTGACAAGAAAACCGCTTAACTAACTGGGTGTCAGTTCTTTTTTGCACTACAAAGATAGTGAAAAAATGTGGTTGAACAATAAGAAATAGTAACATTTTAGCACAAATGTACTAAAATGTAATAATATACTGAAAATCAAATAGTTACGGCTCTGCGAGGCTTTAGTTACCCCTATCCAGGTGTACCACCACCCCCGGGGTCGATAAATCGATCCGGGGGTGTTAACCACACATAAAAATTTTCATTTTTTTTATTTTTATTTTTTATTTTTTTTGTTGTTAGGTAGTTGTTTATGTTGTATAGACTTTGTAGTTATTATATTGTTATGGTTATTATTATTTTTGTTGGTGTTATTACGGATTTTGTAGTTAGTCCAGAATTATGTTGTTTTTGCTGTTTATGCAATGGTATAGTCTTTTGTATAGTCGTGTGTATAGTGTATAGCGTAGTTGTTGGCATATCCCGTTGTATAGTTGATGGCACATGCTGTTGTTAAGTCCTGTTGTTCATGTCCTATTGTGTGTGTGGATTTAATTATTTTATTATTGATTAGATTCGTAATTGAGTATTTTTATTTCTGTTATTATGGGTTGGTGGTGGGTTAGAGTAATTTATGAAATGGTGTTATGATATATCATCATGATAATTTGCAGAGAGTTATAGTGGAGGGCAGGGATTTTGGTAATAATGGTGATAGGATATTGTGGTTGTTAGTTATCGTGATGATATATTATATAAGGCATGGAATAAATTACGGTTCTATGTAGTACGTTTACGTAGGTAATATAATAATTTATTGGTTCTAAGAAATAAAAATGCGAAATGTTTCAATATAAATTGTTGTTATATAAAAATTTGCATTTTTTTGTTAAATAATTTCTTCAGTTGTAGGAATGTTGTTATATTTGTGGTTGTGTACGATAGTGTAGTTAATGTACTCATCAATGGTATGTTGTTTATTTAGGTGTGTATATTTTATTTTAGAAAATAATATATCCCCTACACTGGTTGTTATAACATTGTGGTTGACAATAAGTCACGAGTGTTTGTTAAAGTTTTGGTATAGGTAAAGAGAGTTAATATGGATATATCTTCTTATAGTTCGGTGACTCCTGTTTTGGGTGCTCCTGTTGGGATGGAAGTTCCTGACATAGGTAAAGTTACGTTAGATCCGTTGGTGGTTACGTTGATGGATTTGATGATGTCATCCACGGATCATGGTGTGTTGTTCGGAACGTTGTCCCGTTGTACTAGTTTATCGGACCGCAAGAGTGTGTTTGAGGATTTTCTCCGTATCGTTGGCAGGAACAGTTTTCGTTTTCTTCCTGTTGCCGGTGACCGTCGTGACAAGTTCCGTGGTGTGTGCTATTACGATGGCAGGTTATGGGTGCAGGTAGATGGTATCCTGTTGCGTGAGTCGTTGAAGCGTTATTTGATAGTAGGTCTTCACATGTCGAGTGGTGAGTGGTTCAAGGGTGAGTCGAGGTTTGTGGATGCATTGATAGATGGTGCTCATTTGTCGTTGTTGTCCCCATCGAAGAGTGTTGTAGGTTTTGCCAATGGTGTTTATGACTTCACGGACCTTGACAACATCGTGTATTATCCATACGGTGAGGGCATGCAGGTTACGGGTAGTCTTCCTTACGATTACGTTCCCGGCAGTGGTTGTCCGTTATGGGAGAGGTTCTTGTCGCAGATACTTGATTCTTCCCAGCGGTTATTGTTGCAGAAGTTCATGAGTCTTGGTTTGGTGGACAGGTCAAAGATGGAGAACAAGATAGAGCAGTGCTTGTGGATGGTAGGTCCCGGTGGTGCTGGCAAGAGTACGATACAGAACGTGATCAGTTACGTTTATGGTGAGGACAACGTGAGCAGTCTTTCGTTGGGTCAGTTGCTCAGTGGTGGCAATGACGAAAGGAGCAGGTATGTTGCCCTGCTGAGTGGCAAGACCTTCAATTTCTGCAAGGAGGTTCAGTTGGATGACATGACGAGGCATGTGGATTCGTTCAAGAGTCTTTGTTCCGGTGAGCCACAGCAGATGCGCAGGATAGGTGGTGACGTGATGGAGATGCGTGAGGTGCCATATCTTGTGTTCAACATGAACCGCAAGCCGATGAGCCGGAACATAGACAATGCCTTGCTCAGGAGGATATTGTTTTTGAATTTCCGCAGTGCTTTGCGTGGTGAGGACATGGACACCTCGTTGGAGGACAGGCTGAAGCAGGAGGCATCGGGTATCAGGAACTGGCTGATAGAAGGATATAAGATGTTGCGTGCCGATGGGTTCAAGTTCACGTCCACCACAAAGGCGGAGATGGACGAGAGTGACGAGTGGTTCATTCAGAACGGACTTACGGTAGAGTTGTTCTTAAAGAAGAACGACGTTCGTTATTATTCCTTTGCCGGCAAGAACGAGCAGGGCAGGTGGTTTCCTGTCAAGGTGTTGTATGCCTTCTATTCCAAATGGTGTGAGAAATGGGGTTATGACAAGGATGCGGACAGTGAGAGTTCGATGGGCAGGACGTTGCGTGGCATGGGCTTTCTGAGCAAGCGTCAAAGTATGGGTATCAGTTACAGGGTATATGGTGCTCAGGGATTAGTGTGATAGTGATTATTCATTGATGTTTAACTTAAAACGTGTTTGTTATGGCAGTTATAGTTGGAAGTGCCCGTCCGAAGGTGGAGGGTATCATTTCTTCGGAGAAGAGGGCTGAGGTGAAGGAAGAGCAGGTCGTTGTTCCTGTCCCGGAGCCTGTCGTTGAGGGAAAGGCTGAAACGAAGAAAGTCTCCAGGAAGAAGACCAAGAGGTGACGGAGAGTGTATGACCGGCGGGATGGAGTCCTTTGGATTCCTCCCCGCCTTTTGTTGAACGAAACGATTGATAGAAATGGAAAAGGAATTTAACGATGAAGAGTTGGCAATGCTGAGGGATGCGGTGGAAGAAGATGTCCATGAGGATTCCTACAAGTCGGGTGATAAAGACTTGGGCAGGATCAGCGATGAGCAGCTGAAAGAGATTCGTGATGCCTATATCAACAGGATTAGGAATAGTGAGCCGCTTATCGACGAGTATGACGATGAGATAAGGCATGGCAACTACAAAATACGGCGTTACACACATGATGATGTTCCTGTGATGGAGATCAGCAACCTGGAGGGAACATGGATGTTGCGTATCCCATACAACTTTGACAGTTACAATATGCTGAACCTGTTGTTTGGGGCGGACAAGGACAACGAGTTTATTGATTTGTTCTTCACCAACATGATGGTTGCGAGTGGAATCCCGAACGGGTATTACCATCAGGCGATTATGCTTGTCACCGCCTGTTACATGCAACCGGAGTTGTTGTCACAGGGAATGTTCCCTGACAAACAGCAACGCCAGTTCCGCAAGGATGTGAAGCTGCTGAGGAAGATGTTCCTTGACTGGGCATCAGAGCGTGACAAGTATGTGGGTTCTTTGCCGGAGCCAGGAGAGAAAGAGGACTATTACCGCTGGAAATCGGAGAAGGTGCTTGCGGAGAAGAGTGACGACATTGAGAAAGTTATGGAGGAGTGACATGGAGAGAGTATTCATAGGCATAGACCCTGGTTTGGCAGGAGGCATAGCCGTGCTTGGTGAGGATGGAGAGGTGCTTGACGTGACCAAGATGCCGGGCACTCCGCTTGACATCCTCTATTACCTGGAGCGGTGGAAAGAGAAAGACGTGGTGTGCGTGCTTGAGGACGTTGGGCATGGAATGCCTGGGCAGAGTTCATCTGCGACCGCCAAGTTTGCCCGTCATGTGGGCCATCTGGAGATGGCTCTGCTGTCGTTGGGCTACATGACAACGACCGTGACACCCCAGAAATGGCAGAAGACCTTCCAGCTTGGAAAGTCGTCGGATCACAGCAAGACGGAGTGGAAAAACAAACTGAAGGCGAAGGCACAGCAACTCTTTCCTTCACTCGGAAAGAAAATCACGCTGGCCACAAGTGATGCCTTGTTGCTTGCGTTCTATGGGATGCACAAATAAACAGTAGCAAACAGTAGCAAAATCTACCAAATCTACCAAAAGGTAGCATTTGCTAGCAAAAGGTAGCATTTGCTAAAATTGTTGTCATTGTTTTCAGGAGGAGGGACTTGTTCCCTCTTTTTTTGTGTTGTCATAAAAAACGTCCCCCGGCATAAGCCAAGGGACGTGGATATAAAAGGTCAGATGTTTTTTGTTTTATAAAGCCGGATTGGTTCTTCTGATGGTTCTCATTGCGTAGTAAGCATCTGCTATTCCGTTGCACATCCATTCGACATCTGAAAGATCGTCGAACCTTGTCGCATGTCTTGCCACGTCGATGATGATTTCGCCCAGAGTTGTCTCAATATCCTCAGGGCATATCTCCGTGCTGAGGTATTCTTCCAGGTTGGAGAAATCGAATTGTTCTTTATTGTGTGTCATGACGCAACCTCCTTTCTGCCTTCCTTGATGAAATGGAAAGCCTTTCTCTTGTTCCAGTTGCAGTCGTTGAGCGCATGGATGTATAGCCGTCCCCTCTCGGTCCATTTGATGTATGTCTTGATGCGGTTCTCGCTGATGGGTTAGGAGACGATGCAGTGGAGGTTCCATCCTGCGTAGTTTGCCGTGACGAGATACTCACCGTTCTGCGCTTTGTAGATGATGCCTGCTGCAATGAGCAGTTTGTTGAGTTTGTTGGCTGACATGCCGATTTCGTTCGCCACCTGCTGAGTGGTTTTCAGCCATTCGGTCTGCGGTGTGTTGATTACCTGCTCGTACGAGCGTACTTTCGGCAACATGACGGCGTTCTGCTCAGCGAGTTGCTTGTTCTCGGATTCGAGGGCGATTCGTTTCTTTTGTTCTTCAATCCATGCCTGCGCCCGTTTGATGGGGTCTTCAATCTGGTATGAAGGTGCAGTGAGTGCGTCCATGGTCTTGTGGAACATTCTTCGGTACACCTCGAACACGGGTCTCACTTTTCGGGCGATGAAGTATTCAAGACAAGGCAATGATAGTATGTAGCAGTCAACTGGTCTGCCGCCGCTGAGGTTTTCCTCAAAAATGGGGGAAACTTGATAATCAATATCTTGCATGAAATTTTTCTTTAAATCTCTTACGGCATGGTCTTTCCTCTCATACACCAGTGGCCACACCTCATCAAGATTCACCGGGAACTCCTTTCCAGACAGGGAAAGTTCTCTCACACCACGGAAATAGGAGACAATTTCGTTTTCCGTGCTTTGCTTGGTTAATACTGAAATTTGCATAATAATTTGGATAGTTTTAGCATTGTAGCACAAAGAAAGCGGTGGCTACTACCCGCTGCTAAGTCATATCCAAGGGACTGATATACCCATTACAGATATATCACGGGGTAACACACCGCTATATAGTGCAAATTGGAGCATAAAAAATGCCCATCATGCAGTGCAGACGGACGGAAATCACTCCATCCCTTGAATTTTAACTTAGCACTGCAAATATACGAATAAAAATTAGAATTGCAAAGTGTGGTTTACATAATCAACGTGTTTGTGTTGTGCTTATATTTGTGTAATTGTATGCGAATATCGGCAATATTACCGAAATATTCAAATTAAATCGTGAAATATTGTTTGTTGTATTTGAATTACACATTTATATTTGTATAATTATCAGAAAGATATAATTTTGCGATATTTCCCCAAAAGTGTTAAAATGCAAAGTGGAGTTTGCATTTTATGAAAATAGTTGTAAATTTGGGTAATTTATTAACTTAATTCTATAAAGTATGAAAAAGGGAACGTTTATCATCGCATTATTTATCGCTTTCCTCACTTTGATTTCGTGTGAAGAAAAGAAGCCCAAAGTAATGCTTACTGATGCTGAGATCATGGAATTGCGCTCAGATAGTTTATATAAGGTTGAGGGTGACACCATATTCGGAAATTTCCGTTTCGGAATGTCGAGAAAAGAGTTTGACATGCTGTGCGACAGTATTAAGAAGGAGTTTTCTGGAAATATCCCGGGTGGAAAAAATTATTTTAACGAATATCCTCTTGTCAGGATAGCAGACAATGACATGCTGATCATAACTGATTCTTGTTATTTTTACAATGACAGTCTATACTTACTTAATGTCAGCACACACGTTGGGGAAATCTGGACTGAACATACTTACGACGAATGGGTTCCAGAGATTCATAGCTATGTACCAAGGTCTAAAACTAATGATTATGGTTATCATGGTGTGGGCGTTTTTAAAGAGGTTAGAACCTGTCTTGAGAAGAAATACGGGGAGCCGAGTGCTTCTCATTCTGAAAAAGCCGAAAAAACAAGGCTTTGGGCAGCTTGGCATTTCAGCCATAAAGATATTTATATCAATATAGTGAAAATTTCTGCTAATGATTATATTCTTCGGATTAAATTCGTTCATAAGGCATTGAAGGAAAAAGTCCAAAAAAAGAAGGAGGCTCGAAAAAAGAAACTGGAGGAAAAACGTGAGGCTGAAAGGAAGCGTGAGCAGGCACGTGAGGATTCCATCAACAAGAAGAAGGAGTCTTTCGCCAAAGGTTTATAATGAGTTGTCTTACCCGATAAAAAAAAAGGTCGCAGAAATGCGGCCTTTTTTGTTCAATAATATACTTGTGCCACCTTTCTCTCACAATCCGCCAGTGAATATGCAAATACAAATCTTCTTCCCTGATTTTTCTTATAGTCTTTTCTCTCACACAGCTCATATATCTCCGTTGTGTTTTTTTCAGTAGTGAATTTTGCGTCAAAGATGTTGTCAAAACGGAAATAGTTGCCTATATAGTGGTCATAAAGCCATATCTCACGATTCTGGTCTATTTCCGGTAATATGCTTTTCAAAATATCCTCACGGGCCTGGGCACGTTTTTTATTCATCATCTTCAAATACTTGTTCTTGTATCGGACAACACCACCACGTTTGTTCCGTTTCTTCCTCTGCATTGCCTGCTCATTCAGAATAAAGTCAATATCAATCCTGTCCATAGCCAACACCTGCTCATTCGTGAATCTCACCATGAACTTATGCTCTCTTGTCACGATAGACTCCTTTATCCTGTCAATCTCCTTTTGTTCTTCACTATCGTGACTTGAACCATCTATTTCAACGTAAACACAATAGAACGGTAGGTAAAAGTCAAAATATGACCATCTTGTATTCCTTCTAAAGTTGCATTTCTCACGCACAAAATAAATGCCAGCGGCAATAAGAAGTTGTTCAAAATGAGTTTCAGCGGCAGAAATTTTATTCAATAGTTTTGTTTTATATTGAACAAAATTTTTTTGAACAAATTTTTGTCGTTTTGAGTTTTTATAATCATATATTATATATATATTATATTTTAAATAACTATTGTTTATTGATTGTCTGCTTTGATGTTAGACCCGATTCCAGAGCAGAATTTCCCTAAAGGACCTTTTATCGGCCTTTATTCTGCTAAGGAATCAAAGGAAAGCTCTGCTCGTCAGTTTAGCCCTTCATCCTTTCGCACAACAACGAAATTCCACATTGTTGATGCCTGTCATTTACGCTGGACTGCGCACGTGCGGAGCAGACAAGAACCTGAGGTGACTGGCCTCAGATCAATTTACTCCCCGGCTTTGCACGATCCCATTCTTGCCGGAGTACAATCATGTGCCGAATTGTGACTCTTATCTTCAACTGTTCTTCTTTCCCCGACAGCTATGCCGTACTTCAGTTCGGGCATTTCCCGTCTGCCGCAGTTCCAAAATAGCAGAATCCAATAACCTTTGGACGCTTAAACACATGATGGGGATAAAAAATCCCTGTAACCTTATTGACTCGGACGGTTACAGGGTGGGGGTATTATTGTTTGCGTTTCCGCATTCAATTCTATGCTTCATTTTATATATTTGCAATCATCCGAGTCATTGATTACGCCACAAAGTTATGTTGATATATTTGAAAATTCAAATAAAAAGCAAAAAAAGTGCGTTTTTTTGTAAAAAATCACGAAAAATTTGCCTGAACTTCAATTAGGAGTGGTAGAAGGCGATAAAAAATAGACAGGAATGCGGTAGCAAAGGCAGTTCGGGTGAGGGTATGCGTCGTTGTCCGGGTCACATCCCTCATGGAATCCAACCTCGTCGTCGCAGATGGCACATGGTATGTTGCTCCCTCTGAGTTGGTAATACCCGGCACATCCATCTTGTTGCATTTCCAGCAACTGATTTTTTCGCCAAATGGTTGCGATGGCGTTTCCGAACACTTGTCTGATGGCGTTATATCCGTCAACAGGCACACCGCTCACGTTAGGTGCTCCATTTGGGTATGTTGCTTTTCCTCCGTTGCTGATGAACTGGGCAGAGAACCGTGAGCGGTAAGGTAGTGTAGAGTTAACGAGCGGATTCCGTTCTATCATACCAAGGTAATTGCGGATATTCTGCTTTGTTTCTGATGCGGACTTGCCATTGAACTTTGCGGATGCGATGATGCCCTCAACCTGTCTGAGCAATCTCCATTCGTAAGAATACAACGTGTCCCTCATATTCATCCCCCGGTGTCCGAGCATGAGGATGATGGCAAGTAGGTAGGTTCGGTTTCTGCTGTCTGTTGTGCAAGACAGAGCCTCTTGTTGGAGGAGTGAGAAAAGTTCCTCATCCAGTTCCTCCATGACCGCACTGACTTCCTCCATCAGCATGCTGTTGACAGACGAGTCGAAAGCAAAACGTTCCGGTGGTATGTTGTACTTGTAGGATATGTCAACGATTCTGAGGACATAATCCGTGATGATGTCCCCTGCGATGCTCCACGCCTGCTTGTAAGTGTCGTCAGCATCGAGCACATACTTCTTCGCCTTTCTCACGTCCTCGTCAGTTGGTGCCTGGTATCGTGACGTGTCAATCCTTATCCTCAACCTTCTCGCCATTGTCTTTCGCTTTTTTTCTGTTATTCTCCACCTCTGCTTTGTACTGGCAGAGGAAGCATGGTTGTGGAAGCCAGATATGCGGAAGATACTCATTCTCGTCTTTCGGGTCTTCCCGTTTGTATTGGTAGAGTTCCGCATATTTGATAGCCGCGTCCGTCTTTGCTTTGTCTCCGTCCGGAAGGGCATCCATCTGTCTGCGCAGGATGGTGGCGATGTCATCTTTCGAGAGTTGCTCCGCCTGTCTTCCACCTGTTCCGGTCATAGGCTTTGTTGTTCCTGTGAGTTTAACCCTTATCTTCTCCACGATGTCCTGGAAATTCGGGTTCTGCACGATGCTGTCCCGTATTCCTATGTTCTGTGCTTTTGACAGCACCTCGTTTGAGGAGTATGCTATGCTGTACGCCTCATTGTCGGTGAACCCGCACACGAGAAGATAGGCGAGGACCAGGGATTGCGGTGGTATGCCATATCCCTGAGCCTCGGTCTTCAATCTTTTAGAGTAGTCGGTCATAATCTTATTGTATTAGTGCTCCTGGTCCCATTTTTTCCATCCATTCCTGCCCAAAAAATTCCCGTTAGAATCCCAAATTTTTCCAGAGCGGTTTGGTCTTCCCTTTCCACGTCCTGTTGCCATGCTTCCAGTTCTCCTCACAGGCTTTTTGACCTCTTCATCATTTCCTTGTTCAATGTCATTCTGCGCCTGTGCGATTTCAATCTGCTGAGTTGCATTTATATCTGCAAGTTCTTCTTGCATGTCAACATTCGCGTCGTTCTGGACTTCTATACGCTGTGCCTCAAGCAGCAGTTCTTTCTGCTTCTTCTCCTGTTCCTCGTTGAGGATTCTGTCCCATTCCTGTGAGGTGGAGTAATAAGATTTTTCTGAAGCCGTTTGGCGTGAGAGGTAACCGTTTTGCACAGCAGAGGACATATCGAGGATTTCAGCGGCCACGTTGCGGTGTACATACGGCTCTATGTAGAACACGATGTTCGTGTTTTGGAAATCGAGCCTGTGCTTTGACTCCACTCCATATCCAAATTCAAAGATTCTCACGAAGTCTGCGAGAGAGCTTTGGAATTTCTGCGAGTCGTTGATGGCATTCTCCACAGCGTCAGAGTAGAGCATCTTTATTGCCGCCGCCGGTGTGTCTCCTGATTTCAGTTCCGGTGTGCGAACGGCGAACGACTGGCGGTAGATAGAGTCCTCCAGCGACGAGAGTTCCGCCTTGTATGCGTTGGATGCGTCCTGTCGGTTGAGGAATCCCACCTCACCTTCATCAGGTAGTGTGATAACCTTGGAGGCGTATGACATATCCACGTCGGTGAGTTCTGAGCTGCCTTCACCTTTTATATACATGATAGGAAGTCCGAAATCGTGGTTCGCTTGTGCGAGTCGTGAGAATGCCATCTCGTATTGGTCGATGAGTTCCTGTGAGAACGACCAGCAAGGACCTTCGTCGTTTCTGACATAGACGATAGGAACGTATGGGAATCCGTGTGGTCTTTGCTCGATGATGGTAAAGCCAGAAATGTCGTATTTCGCAAGAGGGGAATCCTCCACCGCAGTACCTTTCATCTCCTCACCTTTACCATTATCGCTGACGAGGCAGTAGTAGTATTTTTTGTCCCACACATCCACGAAATCCCTGTCCTCTCCATCGTCGTCCATTGCCCGGTAAGTTCTTGCGAACACCTCCATCTCACCGGTCATGCGGTCGAAGTGAGGGTAGAGTACATCCCCGTCCTTGAACGACAGGCTTTTCCATCCGAACTTTCCGTCAACGAGGTAGCCGACACATGCGCCGTCAGCGGTACGCTTCACTGAATACATGAGGTTGTACCATGCGATTTCGCAGTTGTGCTTTCTCCATCCATCTTTAAGGATGTTTAGGATAGTCCTTGTGTCCTCTGTCTCCCTCTCATCCGCAAGTTCAAACACGATGTCGTTTCCGCAGAGGTGTGTCATGTGCTTGTATAGGATGATTTTCTGGAAAGCGAACGAATACCTTGGAATTTCCTCCACATACCAGTTTCCATCCTCGTCATTCTTACGCCAGATGTCCGGGTAATATTCCCTATTGTATATAAGATGTGCGAGAGGGTCGTATTCACGTTCAAAATCTTCCTGTGTGAGTTTTCTCAGCACCAGGTTGTCCCTCCTCACTGTCTCCCATGACGGATTTCCGATCACGTCAAGTTCCTTATCTCCATGCCCAATGGCGGTAACCCTCGTGAATGGTTTCTTCACGAACAAAGGCTTTTTCTTGATTTTATTTTCCATGTGCTAACATAATTTTCTTATTTGTATTCGATGATTTCTTTTTCTGCTATTCAACAGCCATTCGGGAACATTCGCCTGGCTTTTATCTTTCTCAAATGCCATCCTCATGAACAAGGACTCCATAAAGTCTGGTGAGCGGTGTATGATTTTCTTCATCACATCCTTTTGGATGAGGCACTTTCCTTTATCTTCCTTCTTGTCGTCTGCCCGTATGATTTTCCTTTCTTGCATAAGGATTTCATAGAGCTCAAGATTCTTAAATCCTTTTCCCGAAAACTTTCTTGTGAGTATGGATGGTTCAAAAGATATTTCTCCTTGTATGATTTTGTCTGCGAACGTGAACGCGCACTTGCTCTTCACGGTGTCGTAAAGTCCCTTGTCTTTCGGTCCAACCGCCTCTTGGTTGTTGAATGGCTTGGCTTTGCGGAAGAAACCTTTTATAACCTGTCCGACACCCTGCATATCATAGACAAGATGCTCTTCACTGACTCTCCATTCGTCAAGTTTTGCCTGGACCACACGCACCGTGTCCTTGCTGTTCATACGGCACACAAAAATATCTGCCACATGCCACCCAATCCAAAGCCACATCACACATGCGTCACCGCCCTCAAACGCCACGTCAAGCGATGCGTACCTGACGTTGTTCCCTAACATCTGAGGATTTTCAAAGCATCGTTGCAAGTGTGTCATCTTGATGAGGTCGTTACCCACTGACATGAATTTCCAGTTGCCCTTGAAATCCCGTTCCCTCTGCTCATCAGACTGCTGTGCGAGGTTTGCCTTGTATTCAGGAGACGAGTCGAGCAGTGCCCTGTTGTCGTCGAGCTCAGCACGGACAAACACGACAGACTTGATATACATTTCTTCAGGAGGAAGTGCGTCCCGTTCGTCGGCGAGTTCGTCTATCTTGTCCTTGATTTTGAGATATACCTCTTTTCTCGTGCTTCCCCACACAATGTCTTGTGGTGACTCGCCACCCATGAAGCAATATCGTATCTGCCCGTTCCTTTCGGGGATTGGATAGCCGTCATCGCCAATCCACCAGTCTATGAACTTCGCCACCCATGATGTAGGGTCCGGGTTGCAAGTACCGATGATTCGGTTGCGGATATGTGCTCCGTTTCGGTTGGACGTGATGAGGTATTTGAACTTGTCGAATCCCATCTGCGTAATCTCGTCGATCCCGATATATGAGTATTGCCGTCCCTGCATCCTGTCCTTAAAATCCTCGTATGATCCAGTGTAGTAAGAGAAGAGCAGCTGTGCTCCAGACCTCATATCCCATCTCATATACGAGGCTTTGTATTCCCCGCAGGTGTAATACATGTAGTTGCTTTCCTTGATGATGTTGTCAAGGTCGCCTTTCTCCTTTCTGAGCACGATACCAGAGAACATCGGATTGCCAAAGAAATATGCTCCCCCCATCAACAGCATGACGGTGTTGTGGTTGATTGTGAACGCATCAGTCAGGTAAAGATGGTCTTTTCCACTGACCTGGATGCACCTGCATTTCTCTTTTTGTTCACAGGGATGGATGGAAACTATTTTCTTTGTCACCGGATATTTTTTTCTTGTCTCCTCTTTCGCCCACATCGCCTTCGATGGTGACAGGAATAGTTTTATGTTGTCGTCTGCCCTGAAATCAACATAGAATGTATTCTCATGCAAGTGGTGCAGTTTGCACCAAATACCGAGAGAACGTGCAAGCCACATCAAATCGTCAAGGTATTTCTTGTTCTTGCTTTTCACGGCAGGTTTTTTCTTGATGTAAGAGCATCCTACATCCATGATTCCGTGGAGCAGTTCCCATCTTGTCTCCTTGCTTGCTGTGAGATATTCGTTTGGTATCCTGAAATCATTGTTGAAATTCCCGTGTCTTTGCTGGAAATACCTTCTTTGGTCATAAGTCAGTCCAGAGTATATATATTCTCCTGTTTCCTCATTCTTCTTATACTTTAGTCCCATCGCACGGAGAATATCCATTGTTCTACCGCAGTAGTGTGGCAGGACGATGCCGGTCCCTTTGAATATCGCTGAACCTAATGCCGTGAATGCTCCGAGCATATATGGATGCACCGGCATGAGGTACGGCTTCTTGTATTCCTGGAAATCCGTTTCTCCTGTAAATGGTATTTCGGTGTAGGTCTTATAATCCCCAAGGAGTCCGTTAGGTTCATCTTGTCCGAGCCGGTATCTTCTCATAATTTTTCCGAGAGTCATCACCTTATATTCCCCGAATCTCGTGTTTCTTGCCAGGAACCGATGTTCCCGCATGACTTTTGACGTTGTTCCGTCGTCGAACGTCACTTTATAAACGGTTTGTTCTCCTTGTTCAAATATCGCCTGTACTGTCTGTATGCCATCGTAGGGAGTGCATATTGGGTCTCCCACAGCAAGTTCTCCCATCGTGACAATGCCAGATGGTACTATGACTGGCGTGTCGTATGTGTTGGCCTTTCCACCGCCCCTGTTTCCTCCAGTGATGATTATGTCTGCATCCATACGAACAGCGTTCTCCTGTCCGCCTTGTTGAGCGATGTAATCAGTCGCTTTCTTTTGGCGGAACAACGTTCTCTGCCTGTTCACGCTTTCCAATGTGTAGATAGGCAGGCGGTTAGTTGTGTATGCACCAGTAAAACCTTCCATAAAAAAACTCTCTGAATATTTTTTAAAAATCAAATTATTTATTCCAAATATCGTTATAAAATACGGAATTTCAAATAAAAACATAAAAAAAGTGCAAAAATATTTGTAAAGTTACATTTTCATTTGTATATTTGGAGAAAACATGTAGAAGACCGCAAAAAATGCGTAGTCTTATGTTTTTAAGTAAAAAGATTGTTTTTAGGTTTTTATTAAAATTTTATGGAAAAAGAGACCCTTATCCAAAATTTAAAGGACAGAGTCGGAGAGAATGACTTCAGTGTCCTTTCACAGCGTACAATTGACAGTATTATTGACCCCATCATGCCGATGTTTGCAGACGACAGTACGGTTACTGACGACACTTACACCCTCCCGGTGAATATGTTGCGAAGCTACATAGGTCAGTACAGGCACGATCTTGCTGACGGCATGAAGAACGGAAAGACCGCATGGGAGAACGAGCAGAAGACCAATCTGGCGAAAGCGGTCGAACAGGCTGTGAGCGATGCAAAAAAACAATGGGAGCAGGATAACGTGACCAAAGCCACAGCAAAGCCACAAGTGGAAGAACCGGCCGCCATCAGCGCAGATGACGTGGTGCAGAAAGTCCTTGAAAACCTCAATGGTGAGAAAGGAGCGCTCAGTGAGATGAAATCCCTTTTGCAAGGTTTCATCAAGAAGACAGAGCAGGAGAGGCGTGAACGTACAGTTGACAGCATCCGCTCTGAAATCAAGAATCATCTTATGGAACTTGACAATCTTGATGATGATGACTTCATCCTTGAGTACACTATGGACCACGTGAAGGTTGATGAGAATACCGACCTTGCAAAAGCGAAGGAAGAAGCGGTGAAGATTTATGAATCTGCCTACCAGCGCAACGCCAAGAGGTTCGGCGGTTTTGTATCAGCCAACGGCGGAGGCTCAGCCATCAAGGACAGCGTTGACGATTTCAAGGATTTCATCCGTGAGCGTCAGGAGAAAGTCCAGCAGGAACAAAGAGATGCTGATGCACTGAACAAGATGCTCGTATAAGATACGCCAAGAGTACGTTTGCAATACCGAGAGTTAATTAACATCATATTTTTAATTAAAACTGAATTGAAATGGCTATTGTAAACGGTACATTCAACCAGATTGTCAAGGGCAGTTCCAAATTCGGTGGAACAAAAGTTGTGTTCGAGGGCAAGCCAGAGTTGCTTGTCGGCGGATTCAACTTTAATCTTGACGACCTTCCGGAGCCAGGCGAGGTCCTTCCTTGCGGAACTCCGGTTTATTGCGATGAGCAAGCCCGGACCATCACTCCGATTCTCACCGCCAGGGTTGCGTCCATCGACACGACCAAAAAGACAATCACATTTGAGGACAACGGATTCGGACGTGTTCCGTTCAAGGTTGGTGATGTGATCACCATCCTCTCCGACTTCACCACTGCCGCAACCGCTTATTCCACAATCACTGCGATTGAGGGGAACGTGGTTACGCTTGACGACAATCTTGCCGGTGGAGCACCTAACCAGGTCCTCGTGAAAATCAACTCGACAAACCACAAAGTTCCTGCAACCCCTAACGCGCTGACTCCTTATGACATCGTAAGAAGCGCAGATGCCATCAGTGTTGACGGGGACGGAATGTGGGCAAACGACCGCCCGATTCTTGAGCGCAGAATGCCAGCAGTGACTGATGCTGTCAAGAATGCACTGAAAGCGGCCGGTTGTGTGTTCAAATGGTCTAACCGCAAGTAAAGAAAGGAGGAATTGATTATGGCTACTACAAGAAACAAAAACATGTACAACCTGTACGACATCCGCAGGTATGTGGATGGCGGAAATTTCTCCGTAATTCTGAACGAGGCAAACTCGAAGTACAACTCTCTGAACTCCCGTCAGGCTATGTGGCGTTTGCTCGGCGACTGGGACCGCCCATCCGACAGCAGAATCTGGTCGCAGGGTGAGAAGACCGCTCCTATCATGGCACGTGCTTCTCTGCTTGGCACTCACTCGCTCAAGCCAATGCGAAACACAAGCGGATGGAAGTTCTACACTGGCTCAACTCCGAAACTCGGTCACGGCTACACGATGGATGAGGACGACATGTTCATGATCCGTCAGGCCAAGAACAACACCGGCGAGAGTATGCGCAACCTTATCTATGACTCGTTGCTCACCAACTCACAGGTTATTCTCGGCGGTATTCACAACGAGATCACCCACATGTGTATGGAACTCGCCTCTACAAGCGAGATTCACGAGCAGAGTGTTGACGGTGTGAAGTATGACTTCACTTTCGACTTCGAGCAGAACCAGTTCTTCACCATGAACCCTCTGTGGTTCCAGGCAAACGGTACTCCGAATGCAAACGCCACCGTCATCAAGGACATCCTTGACATGCAGCGCACACTGACCTCTTCGCAGGGACGTGACGTGAACGCATGGATGGTGAACTCCGACACGCTCGACATGATTCTCGACCACCCAGCAGTGCTGAGTGCTTTCGTGGCATGGAAGAGCAACGGAACAGCAACAACCATCGGCAACTACGTGACGACACGTCGTGAGATTGCCCAGTTCTTGCATGACCGTGGTGTATGGGGTTTCCTCCCAATCGACTTCAAGAGTGTTCATGAGGAAGATGGTGCTCCTGTTGAGGATGCTCCAGCATTCAGTCCTTACACTATGGTTGCGTTCAACACGAACAGCAAGTTGTTCAACATCAAATGCACCAACTCCATCTGGAAAGACCGCCAGGCATACGGAGGCGTTGCGAACAACACCATCTACTCGTTCGTTGAAGACCGCATCGCAGTACTCTCCACTTGGGGTGAGAACCCAATCCACAATACGGTTGAGTTCGAGCTCTATGCCGGCCCAGTGTTCAAGAACCTCCGTGACTACGGACTCGCAACCATCTGGCAGGGAGAGTAAGACGGATTTGAATAAGTCACTTGAAACCATTTTTGTGATATGTCTGAATACACGATAACCGATTTTCTGAAAGGCTTGGTCAGGGGTGTAGAAATCCCTGACGAGGCCCTTCTGGGTATATGCAAAAGGGCAGGTGTTGGCACCGACTCATCGGTTGACAACCTCACAGAGCGTGACATTGACCTATCCACTGCTTTCTTATACCTTTGGATAGCCGGTGGTCCTACCACTGGTAGCCGATGGAGCGAGAAAGATGGTGAGTGGAGCCAGAGTGCAGGACACGGCACTTTCAACTATGCCCAGCTCCGTCTCTATTACCGTATGGCGAATGACTTGCTGAAGAAATACGGATTAGAGACTGAAGGAGCACCGCAGTGGGGATTCCGTTATGGTGGCATCCGTAACATCCGTTCTGGCCGCAGATTCAGACATCACTAAACACAAGAGGACATGTACCCTGAAATCCACGAATACAACCCAAGATTCCCACACACCTGTGTTATCAAGCGTCCGGTTCTTTCTGACGACCCGATGATTGATGACGGCGGTGAGGATGTTGTGATTTACGAGGGGGAATGCAGAAGCTACGATTTCCATACCACAAGCAGCGCTGGTGATGTGCTTACGAGCAACCGCAAACTTTCCCTCCCTGTAAGACAGCAGGAATGGGATGATGACCATCCAATTCCACTTGAGGGTGACATCGTGGAGGTGGACAAAGGCAGCCATAAAGAATATGGCGTGGTGCTTGACAAGATGCCGGGCAACCTCGGCACTCACATACTTTGGAGATTTGTAAGAAACTGACGCATGGCTGAATATATACCTAAACGGTTTAGGGGCGGCGACTTACGCAAGTTGCCGATGCTCAGCAAGTCTGCTCTCTCGCAGTCTCTCATCGGCATCCTTGAAAGCAAGGAACAACAGTTTCTCGACGAACTTGAAAAGACGCTGATAATTATATGTGAGGACCTGATGGCGAAAGCAGTTGAGTTTCGACTTAACGCTCCTGGTGCGCACAACTTTACGGGAAACCTTATCAACTCCATCGTCATCAACCTATACCGTGATGGAAAACTTGTCAAGCAAACAACACCATCAGACGTGTATGATATTCGTGGCCCAATACGGGCGATGATGTCTGCTCCGAGGAAGTATTTCTTCAAGGAAGACTGGGAAGGTGAGAAATCAAGGTATTTCCCCCAAGTTTCTGTTGGCAAGGGTCTGTGGGGAAATCAGAAATTCCGATACAGGAGTTCCAAACGGAACATCTTTGAGATCTTGGTTGTCTATACCGCCCCATACGCAGAATGGGTTGAGATGGAACGTCAGACCACCGGTTTCGCCCAAATGTCCGAATATGTCAAGTCGTTTGACTGGCACATGAGCGTCCCTTTCTAAATATACTATCAAAATGGCAAAAGAATCACCTACATACAGAATACTTGACACCCTGTCTTCAAAGATAAAGGGACTGGGCATCCCGGTTCACTTGCTGACAAGACCCAAGGAGGTCAAGGAGAGCGTGAAGAGTTTCGCCTTGATAGAGTTGCCGACGAGAAGTCAAAACCTCGTTCATGGCGATGATGGCTTCAGGGATGAGCAATCCGGGATTGTGTTCCTCTTCTTCCGCTCAAAGACCGACGGCACACCAAACATAGCAGGCCAGACCACACTCACGTCGAACGTGATCAAGTTATTTCCCGTGAAAGACGAAGAGAATGGTGTGGCTTGTGTGAAGCCGAGAGTTCTTCTGTCAGGATCTGATGAATATGGTTTTCAAGTGACATCAATATTATTCAACATCCGTGTAAACAAGTTGTCAAGTCAACATTAGATATAAATCAAGTGTTTGTTTAATTTATAATACTTTTTTCATTATGGCAGTAATAAAGAAAAACTCGATGGCCGAGCATGTATTTGACGGCATCAGCGCACTTTACGCCGTTGAAGGAGGTTTTACCGTTACTGAAGGAGCGGTAAACCTTACCACAGCCAAACTGGTTGAGCTTCCTGTAAGTGAGTCCAGCGGTGTAAGTATCAAAGGTGGTTCTCCATCGACAACTGTGTTCCGTGTACACGGACTCAATGCTCCTTGGACCAGCCACATCACTCCTGGTGACGCAGAAATCACCCTTCAGATTCCAACTTACGACGAGAACGTGATGCAGCTGGTTTACGGCAGTGCATACAGTGCTCAAACCCTCACTGTTTCTCTTCCAGCAGGTGCTGTAGGTGGTGCGACAGAGCAGACCAGCCTCGTCGGCAAGTCGTTCTCATTCCCAGAGAAAGCAGTTAACCTCGGCTTGCTCATCATCAACGACACTGAGGACAAGGCACTCTTCATCAAGAAGGTGAAACTCCTTGCTTCTCCAGAGTTCGCAGGTGAGGATGTTCCGTTCGTTGTGAACATGACCGGTACCGTCGCAAGTGGTGGTGACATCGACGCGATGGCTATTCTCACGAAAGACTCGGACTGACTTATCTCGGTATCGCAGAGACGAGCACACCTGAGTTACCATCAGATGCCACAAGCATCTCGGTTCAGTTAAAAGGGAACGTGAATGCGTCAACGCTTTCTGTTGGTGACATTATAGGTAGGGTTAAATACGAGACTGATGGCACGGCCGTATGGCACGACATATCAGTAACATCTGCGGAAGGAAATGGTTTCTCGGCGAAAGACAACTCCAACTCATTGACAGTGAATGGTCAGAGCGGTCAGAACACGGTAACTATCAACAACTCTGCAAGCGGGCTTGAACTTATGGCGATTGCCTTGTATAACAACCTGATCTCCTGATACCGAGGGTAAATAAATCTACGAAACGAGCACACTCTCTGATTACCATTTTTTGTCCGGGCGGCAACGGCTTAGATGTCCGGGCCGCCCGGTTTTCGTAAAGATGTTTTTTTCAGAAGAGTGTTTTGATTCAACTATAAATAAAACAAGAAATGGCAAAAAAGAAGAGAGAACCAGAAGTCAGACAGCCATCCGATGAGCAACAGCGGTGGTATCAGTCTGCAAGAGACAACGATGCGACGATAGTCCATGTGCGAAAGAAGAAATACAAGGTAAGGTGGCTTTGTGCCGGTCAGATGGCAAAACTGGGTCGGTTGCTCCTACGGAAACGAGGTGACGACCTGCCGGGAAAAGAAGAGACTGCTGACACAGGAGGAATTGAAAACGCCCTTGAGACCTTTCTTTCCGACCAGAAGCTCGCTTGTAAGGTAGCGGCTATATTCCTACTTGACGGCTACTGGAAGATGCGTTTGAAATACTGGTTTATGTGGCGTTGGTTCTATTACGTTAGGCAGTACAGCACATTTGAGTTAGAGCAAGTGATTGAAGAGGGCAAAAAAAAAGTACCGCTCGAACAATTCTTGAAAGTTACCATGTATCTGACCGGGGCAAGGGATACTCTGATGATGATGAGGATGGAGGAAGCCGAGCGTATCCTTCGAGAACTCAGTGGGGGAGTCTCCACGCCATCAGCAAATCCGTCAGAGGGCTGAGCCATCCAAGGTATTTTTTGTTCGGTTTAGTCCGAGTTCCGGCTTACGAATACTATTGGGGTTACACCATCGCACAGATAGAACTTGCATCATCCGACGCTCCTTTCGTTGCTTACAAAGCGAAAGACAAGTTGAAACCTGGCGACCCAGGGTTCAAGAGCGACCCAGACAAGATCCGCAGGGATTATGACCGGTGGCTTGAGCGAAAGAAAAAACGGACTGTCCGTCCTGAGGACTTTATCAGCGGTGAAAGGCAAAAAGTTCCTGGAACAGATAATAATACGGGGGCTTGACCGCTCCCGTATTTTTATTAACCATTAAAAACAAAAAGACAATGGCACAAGACAATTTAGCGATAAGCATTTCGTTTGTAGAAGACGCTAAACACAACATAACCGACCTGTCGAAGCGGTTTAACGCTCTTTTGAAAAACACAACTCTCAAAGTCAATGTCACGGGAGACGCGTTGGATGAATTAAAGAAAATCACCAAGGCCGTCAAGACGTTGAACACGACTATGGGCAACGTCAAACTGCAAGCACCAGTTGATGTCAAGAAAGTGAAAGAGGCTTCAGCTGGCATCTCATCACTTGAGAAAGATGTGGAACGTCTGAAGACATCTTTTGCTACTGCTCAGGCGGAACTTGAAAAATTGGGAAACGCCAAAGCCTCCCGTTCTAATGAAATTTCGCTTCTCGATAAAGAAATAGAGAAGTATGACAAATTGATAGCGAGTGCAAAAGAGTATGAAAAAGCTACATATATAGCATTACGTGATGTTGCACAAGGACAAAAAAACAATTATATTCAACAGGATAAGAATGCTGATGCTGCGATAACACAGAAAAGGAACGAACTTCTCAAAATTACAGAGGACCTCGCCAAAAAAGAGAAGGAACTTGAAGCAGCCAGGTCGGCAGGGGGAAAGACCTCAACCGCAAAAGAACGTCTTGAGCTGCTGAGAAATATAGACAAGTCTATTACCGATATAAGCAATAAGCTGGAAACAATCAGCAGCAAAGGACCTGTCAAGATTGTAGATTCAAAAACTGCTGTTGACGTAGCAAAACTCGCAGAGGAACTGAAGAAGGTTGGTGATGTGACAGCCGGCATGCAGACCACGAAAGGCGGGGCAGACATGCACATGCTGAGAAGGTATGTCGAGTTTTCCAACATCATCAAGACCCTCGTACAGCAGTTCTCAGAGTTTATCCCACTTCTTCAGAACACCAACTTCTCATCTCTCGCCACCAGCCTTACCGAAGCCAGCAGGGCAATGTCCTCACTTGCCGTCAACGTTCAGAACGTAGGTCAGAATATGGCTCAGAATTTCTCCGCCGGTTTGTCTGGGGAGATAAACAAGATTACAGAAGAAGCCGTTAAAGCGGGAAGGGCACTTGATGAATTAGGTCAGAAAAAAGAATCCAACGCCAAATATAATTTCACCAAAGATTTCTCGGTGGCAGATGCCCTCGGCAAGATAGAGGCTTACCAGAGGATGCTGAAAGAGGTGAACGACCTTACCAAGAGGACGCAATCGAGAGGTAAAGACACATCGCAACTTGAAGACTACAAGCGACGTATTACCGAGATTATAGATGCCCTCAAAAGATTACGTGACAGTGGCGGAACAGTTGCTCAGAGCATCTTTAGCAACATGACCACCAAGCAGTTCATGAACTCCACTGCTTCAAACGCCAAGGAGCTCCGTGAACTATGGAAATCATACAAGGATGGTCTGAAACTGGATAAGAGTTCTGAGGATGCAAAGAATCAGTTAAACAAGCTCAGTAAGAAATTCCAAGACCTCATCGATTTGCGTGACAGGTTGTCGAAACTAAATCTCGACACCAGTCAGGCAGAAAATGCGTTGAAGGGGTTGAAAACTTTGATGGGCAGCCTGTCTGCCATTCAGTTGAATGGCAAGAAAAACGGTATGCTCTATTCTGACTTTATGGGCCAGTACTCGTCAAAGAAAGCCATCGCCCAAGCCAACGATGCGATGAGAGAGGGGCGACGTGCTGTTCGTGAGCGTGAGAGGGAAGAAGCCGCAGTGGACCGCCAGCGTCTAAACTCTCTCAGCCAGATAGAAAGGAAACTCCAGTCACTCGCAACTCTTGAACAGAAGATCAAGAACAGCGGTGCTCTTCAATCCGATATGGCAGGGGCAGCCGCTGTGAAGAAACAATACGCAGAGGTTCAGAAACTCATCGCGGCCTACGAACAATTAAGGAATGCCATTGGTAACGTTAGTGGTTTGCAATTTAAACAAGGAGGTTTCGTGGGTCAGCTGGGTGACCTGAATAAGAATCTGAGCTTGATTAAGCAAAACTCTGCGGACGCACTTGGTGGCTTTGCAAGAGAGCAGAGGGCGGCGAGTGACTCTACATCCAACCTCTCAGCACGTCAGCAGATATTAGCCAACGCCATACAACAGGTTAACCAAGCGGCACATGGTCAAAATCAGATACTCACCAGTCTTCGCAATATGGCAAGTCAGTATGTGAGTGTGTGGGGAGCCATGAACTTTGTGAAGGAAGTCGCACAGGTGACGGGAGAACTGGAACTTCAACGCAAGTCGTTGGAGGTAATTATCGGTAGTGCGACTAAGGCAGGAGAACTCTATGGCCAGATCCGTGATATGTCCCAGATGTCTCCTTACACCTTCCAAGATTTGACAAAGAGCACACGCCAGTTAGCTGCATTCGGTGTACAAACCAAAGACCTGTATAGCACCATGAAATCCCTTTCTGACATCGGTGCAGGTCTGAGCGTTGATGTGAGTCGTCTTATCCTTGCATACGGACACACAAAGTCGTATGGTTACTTGTCGGGTATTCAGAACCGCCAGTTCGAGACCGCCGGTATCGACATGGTTGGTGCTCTTGCAGACCGATACAACAAACTTGCCCGTGAGGCAGCTGGAGCGAATGAAGAGATTCAGCGAGTGTCGAGAAAAGATGTCTTCAAGATGATTCACGACAAAGAGGTTTCGTTTGAAGATGTCAATGCCGTCATCATGGATCTCGATAAGCCAGGTGGCAAGTTCTACAACATGCAGGAGAAGCAGTATGACACACTTGGTGGTAAGTTGCGAAACCTCCGCAACAACTACAACATCATGCTCAGCGAGATTGGTCAGTCCACTCACGGTGTACTTGCGACAGGAGTGGATGCGTTGAACGACATCACCGCCCACTGGGACAAATACGCGTCTGTACTGACAACTGTACTTATTCCTCTTGGATTGGTAAAAACCGCCACTTGGGCGTTGACAACACAAACGAGTGCCGCCACAAAGGCGATGGTGACAAACCTCAGGAATATGCAGGCTGGCATCAATTTGGTAGGGGCGTACAAAAATGTCTTAGGTGGTGGTGGCTTGTGGAAGTCTTTAAAAGAAGGATACAAAGTCAACGTTGCTCCGTCCAGCTTAGGAACGATGAGAGATTGGACCGCACAACTAAAGAAAGGAATTTCCGATGGCGTTTTAGGCAAGCAACAACTCATTCGTTTTGGTCTTGACAAAAATTTAGATTCTTCTCTCCGCAGTATAGCACTTAGATTAGCAGGTATAGATAAGTCCACGGCGGGTGTCCTCGCAAAGACTAAGGGGTTGGCACTTACCTGGCAAAGGATGAAATTCAGTGTCATAGGTTTAGGTGCTACTATAAGAGGACTTGCCGTTACGATAGGTGGTATGGTAGCGTCAATGGCTCCGCTGATGCTAATCACAGCAGCAATACAAAAGTTGTCTAAAATCTCCGCTCATGGAAATGAGGTAGCAGACAATCTCCGCACTGGTGGTGCAAATGACCAGAATGAAGTCGAGCGTCTATTGAAAAAGTACGACGAGGAACTTGGTAACAACCTATGGTTTGAAAGAACCCGTAGGCCAGGTGCTATAAGTGGCTTCACTTATAAGATAAACAAGGTAAAGATAGAGAAGGGTGCCATCAAGGAGGGTGACATTACCGCAATCGTCGATGAGGTGAAAGAAAAACTCCAAGCCATGTCCCCTCTATGGGAACTTGACCTCTTTGACATTGACAGCATTGAGGACCAGGAAAAACGTCTGGAAGAAGCCTTGAATAAAGTTGAGGCGGTCCGCAGGGCTAAGGCTGTCCAGGAGCAAACCGCAGATTCTTTAGGAGAAGATATTAAAGAAACAGCCGGTGGGAACTGGTTTACAAAACTTTTCAATGACGACATCATCGACAACATGCAGGACTGGCTGGATGAGGTTAATGACTGGACAAGGGATTTTGGCCAGTTGAGCATGGAAGAAGTCGGTGAATGGAACAAAGGAATGGGCGGTTTCTTGGAATACGAGAAAGAGCGAAGAGGACTACGCTCTATGCAGGACGCATTGAAAGCAATCGTATATGAAGCCTCGGAGTCCGAGAACTCCATGAAGGCGTTGGATGCGATTATATCCCGTTCCGGCAAAAATGTGTCCGTAAGTAGTAAAGGCTATATCAAGTTGTCCAACGCCTTGGGCAGCATAAAGAAGCAAGCCAATACGATGGGAGACAACATAAACGAGATGTCTTCCAAACTTGCAGGTTATGTCCAGAGTAATTTCTACGCAGGAGACAAGACCGATATGGATGCCGCCGCCCAGTATATCCAAAACAGCATGATAGAAATGTTCGGCAAGTTGAAAGGTTTGTCACCGGAACTCAGGCTCGGACTTTCTGAAATGTTCTATGATTCTATAGTCGGTTCATTGAACGATATGGATATGGGAGGCGTTGCTGACAAACTCAGACAAAGATTCGTCAACCAACTTTTTGCAGCCAACATAGAAGACTTCATCGAAAGCGAGAATATCAAAACGGAGGAAATTGACTCCAGGGAAAAAGCAGAAGAGGTATTCAACCAATTCATCACCTATCTGGAAAGCCAAGGAGGCAGGGTTGCCGTAATTGCTCATACGTTCGGTGAGACTTTCAAAGAGCAGTTTATCAAGGGACTTGAGACGAGAGGTGACGGGGCGGTGCTTGAGGTTTGGAAAAAGAACCTCATTGACCAACTTACGAAAGACAAGCTGACCATCAAAGTGGAAGGCAAGGCGCAGGCAGATCTTGTAGCAGACATCAAAGGCAGTACGGATTTGAAAAAACTTTGGGAAGAAACCTTCAAGAAAAAATACGACGAGGCAAAATCCTATATAGAAAATCAAAAACTGCTGATAAAAAATGTTGTAGGTTTTGAGATTGGAACAAACTTCAACTTTGGCGACATCAAGCAACTACAAGGGTTGCTGAAACAAGTCGAGGCCTACCAGAAGAACCATCCGAACACTCCTTTCACTCCATACGTTGACAAGATTCATGATTTCCTCACAACCTTTATCAATCTCACCCGCCTTTCTGATTTGAATCATCAGAACCTTGCTCAGGGGAGCCGTGACGACTGGCAGAAGAAACAACAGGAGAAAGCCAATAAAATAAAGCAAGACCAAGACCGGGCTGCACGTGAAGCAAAGCAGAAAGCGGAAGAGGCAAAACGTAAGGCTGAACAAGCGGCAAGAGAGGCTGAACAAAAAGAGCATGAACGTCAAAGAAAAGTGATTGACGACGCGAAAGCCGCGGTTGATGCCATCAAGTCAGCAAGAAAGGCATACGAGGATGCCATCAAGGACGGCTACAGCAAGTGGGGTGCGCAACAGAAAGTCATTGCAGACTTTAAAAGTCAGATTAAAGAGGGTATTGTCAAGAAGGAAAGCCTGCTTGACCTGGAGCATTATGTGAATGCACTTGATGAGATACACAGGCAACTTAAAGAAACAAAATGGCCTTATAACTTTGAGGACATCCGAAAGAGTATCACCCATCTTGGTCTGGATATAGATAAGATAAAGATTGATATTCGTGATATCGGCTTTGATGAGGCAAAAGACAAGTTCCTGTCGATGTGTGAAAAACAGATGGATGACCTGATGCGTGCCTGGAGTATGTTTGAGGACACAGTTGGTAAGACTGGCGACTATGACCTTGCAGAGAAATTCTCAGGAAAACGTTTTGGTAGTCTTATGGATAATGGTCTTGGTATGGCTTGGAACGCTACCAAATCGGGTAATTTATGGAATATGATTATATCAAAAACATGGAGTAATGCCAACAAACTCGGTTCTTATGGTGGCGATTTGCCGGGAGACCTGTTCGATAGGTCTGAAATCTTCGGATTAGACAAAAAGAGTCTCGAAGAGAAAGTGAGAGAGACTTTTGACAAAATCTTACTCGCCTCTCCGAGATTCCGAAAATTCCAGAGCGAAAAGAATGAGGGCGAAATGCGGAAGATGCGTGAAGACCTTTATTCTCAGGTTCCTGGTTTTGTGAAAATGCTTGAACAATGGCAAAAAGCCTTACAAGACGATGAGGATGCAGCAAAGAAACATGCGGCAGAACTTCTTGGAAGTTCAAAGAGCATTGAGCAACAAAGAAGGATGATTGAGAAAGACTACGAGGAAAATATCCGAAAAATAAGCGTAGAGGATGAAAAAGGGAATAAATATATTCCGGAAGAATCCAAAGCGGCCGCTCAGATGGCTAAAGACCGCCGTGATTATGAGTTGTTCTTGCTCAGCCAGGAATATCAGCAGTACATGAACGCTGTTGAGACATTGACGGTTGATGAGGTAAGAAGGCGTGCAGAGTTTATCCGTGCCCAACTTGCTGAAGCATTCCAGAAAGGTATCATTGATGCGAACACCTTCACCGAGCAGAACAAAGAGGTTACGGAACGTCTAAACCAAAATCTCCCTTACAACCTGCCTTTGGTTGGCAACGGAAGAAAAGCGATATACGAGCAGGTTGGCAGATGGTTCTTTGACCCAACCAGCGAGAAGAACAGGGCAGCCATTCAGAACTGGCAGGGTGATGTCAGCAGAAGACTTGATAACGAGCAGAGCAAGAAGAAAGAAGAGCAGGATGAGAACTTGATTGCCGCATTAGGCCTTCTTGCAGACCTGCTCAACAGAATCTTGAGTGGTACAGCCACCCAAAAAGACAAGCAACTTGCTGGCGAGCTCGGCGGTGTGATAGCAGGGTGGGGAACAGTCAACGCCTCGACTAAAGACCGCATCATCCGTCAGGCGAAAGAAAACAAAGAACAGCATGACGAGGATGAGCAGAATGGTAAGGCATCAAAAAAGATTGTCACCTTTGCAGAAGCAGTGAAATGGGCGACCGACGCTCTTGAGAAACTACAAGAAGGTCTTGACTATTTCAGTGGATTCTTCAAGTCGATAGGCATGAAAGGTGCATCAAACGCACTCAGCGATGCCAGCACTGTTGTAGGGAGCACGCTTGGTGGAGCCAAGACATTGCAAGGTCTTGCTTCCTCTATTGCCCCTTCTCTTGGTCCTTACGGAGCCGCCGCCGGAGCAGCCCTCGGTGTGATCAGCGGTATCGCTCAAGCCAACGATGCAAGACACCAAAGGAACATTGAAAAACTCAGACATGATGTTCAGAAGATAGACAACACCCTCAACCTTATCCGCAAACTTAGAGAGAGCGGACTTGGATATGATGACGGCTCACTCAGAAGACAACTCGCCGCACAAGCCGCCGCATCCGGTGACAAAGTGATGGCTGACTATTATGCAAGAGGAGGTTTGTCGGGAACTGGCTATGCTCAGGAAATACAGGCACTGAAAAAACAGCGTGAGGATTACATGAGCATGTATGACGAAGAAAACGCCAAGAAGAATAAGAGTAGGGAAGACCTTGAGGAATATAAGACCAAGGTTGCAGAACTTGACGTTCAAATCCGTGATTACTCCCAGAATCTCGCCAAAGAATTATGGAGCATTGACATCAAGGGATGGGCAAGTCAGATAGGCGATGCTTTGATGACAGCCTTTGAGAATGGAACAAACGCCGCCGCTGCCTTTAGGGATTCTGTGCAGGACATCATGAGAAGTGTTGTGAAGTCCATGATGATAAAAGGCATCCTTGAACCAGCCTTTGAGAAGGTGTTTGACAAGATGTTTGGTAAGAACGGAACATTCGATGAGAATAATCCACAAGTCTCCCTCCGTCCGACACTCGATGTGCTGACCAAGTTCTTTGATGAGGACCTTCCTCCGCTGGTCACAGTTGCAAAAGAGTTCTATGAGGGTGCTAACAACATCGCAGAGCAGAACCTTGGATATGGTCTTGACTCCAAAGATTCAAGCAAGAACCTCACCAACTCCATAACAAGTACGGCAAGTGAGGAGACGATGGGTATTGTCGCTGGTTATCTCTCCGCTCTACGTCAGGATGTTGGCGTGAACAGGATTATGCTGACAGGATTCATGAATGAAAGTTGGCCAAGTTACATCGAGATAGTGACAAAGGCCAACAACAGTCTTACCGCAGTTGACAGGAACACCGAGCAGATCATGACAATGATGCGTGACGGGCAAGGTGCTTTGTATGAAAGGGTAGAACGCATGTCGAGAAGAATAGACAATTTCGCAACAGGAATAGACCGGTTGCATACGGCGTGAAAGATACTTGAATATAAATTTAGAGGAAAGGTGGTGTTACGATGGTGATACCACCTTTTTTATGCTCTCCAACACAAAAAATGAATTGGTCGGTTTGTCGGAATGATGTAATTTTGCAGTTGCAACTAAAAAATACGACGTTATGAAAGCAATTCTTACCAACAAATTAAATGGTGAGAGTGTCGAGGTACACTCCACCACGGAGCACCCAGATTCAAGTTATGGTCAGCCTGTGTGGGTGGATAACGAAGGGCAGGCATACTGCCAGTGCAATCTTCCCAATCCTTTGTACGATATTAAAATCATTGAGGAATGAACGTAAGAGAAGAAGCAATCAAAAGAAGCCACTCTTGGTGGTTCTGCGAGAACCTCGTCAACCACAAAGGAATGGTTGGTCTGCTCCGCCTGGAGTTTCCACGGGTGTTCATATTGGTGCGTGATTATTCGGTGGCATACTTTGCCGACTATGAGGACTGGGCAAGTCAGATAGCGGAGGTCAACTTCCTGGACCCCGAAGACCGGGAAGGCGCAGACCTCGATGAGATCCTGACCGATGCGTGGAATTTCTTCTCCTTGCAGGAAGAGGCGGACGAGCAGTATCTTGCCGAGCTGGAGGAAGAGGATGAGGCATTTTGACAAACAAAAAGGGATGAGCGGTTGCCCATCCCTTTTTTGTCACTTGTTCGTCCACCATTTCCTGACGGACCATATTACACAACCCAGCACCCCGATTGGGACGAGCCACTTGAGGAGCGTGAGCCAGAACGGCGTGCGCTCCTTGACTGTTGTCTTGTCGGACTGGCTGACATGGGATGCCGTGTCCTTCCTCTCCGCATAGCGGTAGAGGGTGATGGTGTCATGCCTCAATCGTAGGATGGTGTCGGTCTTGACATGGTGGATGGTGTCGTGGCGGATGTCCACCTTGGTGTTCCAATGCTCACGGTAGATGGTGATGGTATCTCCCCTCTCACGGATATATACTGAGTCACGGCGGTAGATGGAGTCGTGGCGGACATCAACCTTGTAGATGGTGTCGGTTCGTGCGAGATACACGGTGTCTGATGCTCCCTGATGCGACATGAGGGTGTCGGTGGTGTGCGCCTCC